GTTCGATCACCGCGAATTCACCACGCTTCGACGGGGTCACTGTCCGCATCGGCTCTTCGATCGATCGAGGTCCGTTGCCGCCCCCGCCCCAGGTCTTCGCGGGGGCGATGAACGGCGAGATCAACGCGAGCTCGCCCCGGTGCGCCGCCGTCACCGTGCGCAGCGGTTCGCCGATCGCGTTGCCGCGATCTCCCCCCTGATGGGTCACGGGCATGATGAATGGGTTAGCGGCCTCGATCACGTACCGACGAATCCCGGCCGCGATCCGCTTCAGCGTCGCGGGCGCCAGCGGACGGCTCCGCGAGAAGATCGACGGGCACGGAAGCGCCCAGTCGATGATCTCTGACGCTGGCCGGTGCGGAGTCGCGCGCCCTCGTCCGTGCGTCGCGTCGGGCCAGACGATCGGCGCGCCGTCGCAGCGGGCGATCAGAAACAGCCGTTTGCGCGTGGTCGGCGTGCCGTAATCGGCGGCGACGAGCAGGCGGTGCTCGACGCGGTAACCGCAATCGACCAAAGCCGCCAACCATTCGCGGAACGTGTCGCCGAGCTTCGTCGGGTCGGGCCGGCCGTCGTCGCCCAATGGCCCCCAGGTGGCGAATTCCTCGACGTTCTCGAGGAAGATCACGCGCGGCTTGACCGCCTTCGCCCAGCGGATCACCACCCAGGCCAGGCCACGGATCCCCTGGTCGCGCGGCGCGGTCCCCTTCGCCTTCGAGAAGTGTTTGCAGTCGGGCGAGAACCACGCCAGGCCGACCGGACGCCCGGCGCACGCTTCGGTCGGGTCGACGTCGAAGATGTCCTCGCAGAAGTGGTGGGTGTTCGGATGGTTCGCCCGATGCATCGCGATCGCGGCGGCCGAATGGTTGATCGCGATGTCGGGCGATCGATTGCCACCGAGGCCGACTTCGATCCCCGTCGACGCTCCACCCCCGCCGGCGAAGTTGTCGACGACGAGCTCGTTGTCAGCGAGATAACCGCGAAAGGTCGGTGACCTCACGTTGCCGCCCTCCGTGCCCGGCCCGTGCGGACCCGAAGGTCGATCAACTCCGTTAGATCGTGCAGCCCTAGACCCTGGCGCATGAGCGCGTCGAGCAGCTGGGCGTGTCGGACCTGGTCGGCGCCGTACTCTTGAACGATGCGCGGTGGCAATGGTTGACCTCGGCGGGGATGGAATCGGCGGTGGTTCATGCGGACCTCCGAGCGCGTGGCCACCGAGACTTGCCGAGCAGGTGATGGAGATCCGAGATCGTCTCGATCTCGCCCAGCGCCGCCGACAGGCGAGCATCGCCTTGAAGGCCGGCGTCGCCCGCGGCTCGGCTGATGATCGGCAACATCATCCATTCCGCGAACTGACGGCCCAGCCGCTCGCGCTCGGCCCGGGTCCGTTTCGGGTTCTTCATGCAGCTTCCCGAATGCGAGCGATGACCTCGGCGCGGATGTCGCCGACGCGCTCCAGGCAGATCTCGAACTCTTCGATCTGCTTGCCCAGGTCGGCGGCGATCTCGGCCTCGTCGTTGGTCAGGCCGCCGGCATACGTCGCCAGCTCGCTCCGCAGCTCACCGACGCGCCATGGAACCCAGGACGCGAAGCGATCGAGGTGCTCGATGATCCGCGCGTCGGCCCATTCGCGCCGCGTGGTTCGGCTCCACGACTTGAAGCGGCCGGTGTGGTCGGTCCACTGGCGATGGATCTCCTGCTCCATGGGGATCGTCAGGAGGTCAGAGCACTTGATGGCGAGACCAGGCTTCGGGCCCACGTGGTTCGCCTCGATGTTGACGCCGGGCCCGCCGAAGACGCCCGTCACGCAACAAGCCTGCGTGTGAATCCAGGCCAGGTATGGCCGATCGGGCTTGCGGATGGAGACGCGCTTCGGCGACTGGCCGCGCAAGGTCGATCCCGGCTGCATGATCTCGAATACGTGCTTCCCGGTCCGCGCGGACCACAGATCGGCATCGATCACGCGACCGCCCGCCGGCGCCAACTGCCGAGCCTCCCTCTTCGATCCGACCCAACCCGGGCTCCCAGGATTCCGCGGATGTTCGACGAAGCCCGTCTCGCCGCCGGGCGGGCCGAGCACAACCATCCAGCGCTTGGCGCGCATCTGGCGAGCGGACTTTTCTCGCCGCACCGGCTTCGGGAAGGCGGTCACCGGCTGGCCTCGTAATCGTGCCCTGGGCCTACCGCTCCGATCACGATCCGCCGCGCAACCGGCAACCCGAAGCACGCGCCAAGCAGGACCCGCAGGTACCACCCAATCCACGACCCGCCGTAACCGGGGCCTGGGGCTGAGGGGATGAGGGCGTTGATCTCACGGAGGATCATGGGCGCACCGGCAACAACACAACCTCACCGCCAGTAACGAAGGCCTCGCACTCGCACCATTCGCCGTCCGGCATGGTGTAGTTACAGCCGCCGGCCAGGCAGTGATACGCCTGATGGCCGCAGGAAGCGCAGGTGTAGAACGCCATCTTGCGAACCTTGTGCGCGATGACCTGTGTCTCGCCGTTCGGCCTCTTGCAGTACGCGCCGGGCTCCGCAGCGCACTGCGGGCACGCGATGGCGAGCACGGGAGAACTGCCGCCCTTGGCGCCCATCAGCGCACCGCCCGCTTCCCGGCGCCCTCAATCACCGCCGCGCCTCGATCCAAATACCGCCGCGCAGACCTCCGCACGCTATCCGCCGTCATCCCCACCACGCACGCAATCTCACCAGGAGGTATCCCGAGGTCTGCGAGTCTCCCAATGACCGCATCCCTGGCGGCGCAGATGTCGGCGCACCGAGAACGGCTCGTAATCTCGTCGCGGCCGTATCCCGTTTCGGCTTCGACTGCGGCGAAGACTGTTCGGGCGGCGGTCTCGGCACGGCGACGAGCGATCTCGTTCCCGCTGCGGAGGGCCGATGCGGAGGCGGCCAGGGCGCGGGCAACGTGGGCGAGGTCCAGGTCGACGCCGAGCGCCTCGACGAAGGCGACGGCATGGGCGCGGGCATTGGGCCTCACCGCGACACCAGCAGCCGGCAGGCATGCCCCGCGAGATATGCCCCGACCGTCACCCCCGGCACGAGCAACACCCACCCCGCGCCCCTCAGGTAATCGACCAGCCGCCCCGGTGCTTCAGAGGGTTCGCACGCCATTGGTGACACCGTCTGGGGGTCTCCCGCAGCACCATGCCGGGGACGGCTGGTCAAATCGTTGGAGGTCATAGCGCGACCTCGGCTGGCTTCGCCGTCTTGTGCCCGTCGCCGCCGAGCGTGACCTTGAAGGTCTGGTGAGCGGCCGGGAGGTAGACAACGATGCCTTCGGGCTTCATGAATCCCGGCGCCGCCGTGCTGCCCTCGCGGTCGAGGCGCGCGAGAACGTTGTCAGCCACCGTGGTCAGGAACGCGCCCCGATAGAGCACCGGAACGACGTCGCAGCACGCCGGGCGGTCGACGGGGTGCTTGACGTGGTCGCGCTCGACGCCCCAGCGGCCCGTGTTGAAAAGCGAAAAGCGCTTCTCCTTCAATCCATACCCGCGCTGAATCCCGCTGCCCCACCATTCGCCGAAGTGCCGCCCCGGACCGAACTGGCGCAACTCGTCCTCGTGATCAACAACCCAGCGGGCGAAGCCATGGTTGTCGTTTTCGGGCGTGATCCAACGACTACGAGAACCAGCCAGAACTACGCCCGATTCGGAGACGTAGACCTGAGCGTTTGTTCCGTCTAGCTTCTCCGTAATCCAGCATTCGCGGAACAGGCGCGGGATAGAGGGGAACGCCTCGAATGGAGCCGCATCGCCAGCCAGGACGCTCATTGCGGCCTCCTCGTGAGCTGCCGCGCCTTCTTGGCCTTGTTGCGCGCCTGCCGAAGGATCAGTCGGAGCGCGCCCTTCGGCGCCTTCTCGGCCAGCGGGTGCGCCGCCGCCTGAGCCCGCAGCGCCTCCCAGTCCCGCATCTTGCGGTGACGGAGCGCGTACATCAGGTCCCGCTGACCGCCGTTGCTCCCGCGGCCCCAGGGCGCGCCCCGCCGTGTGATCGACGATGCGCCCAAGGCGGCGCCACCGGCGCCCAGAACCGCCGCCATGATGCGCGTGACCGCTGAGCCGACCGATGGCCTCACCGCACACCTCCGTCAGCCCGCGGGACCGCATGCGAGACCGCCCGCCGAAGGAGATCGGGCCGCTCGATCAGGAACGCCAGGAAGGTCCCAGCGACCGCGGCAGCCATGGCCAATCCGCACCAGAGGACGAGCCAGCGGGTCACGGGGACACCGCCTTCCGCCCGACCGGGCACGCCACCTCGTCAGCGATGACGACGACCGGGACGATGATCGTCTCCGAGAAGACGATCGCCAGGAAGATGTTACCGGCGCTGACCTTGTAGGTGAGCGATGGGTCGCGGTCGTCGGAGATGCCGACGCATGGTCCGAAGGCCGTGCTCGAAGTGCAGGCCGTTGCGATGCCAGCCAACGCGAAGAGCGCGGCGACGAGGCGCCACTTTCGCCAGTGGCTCCCCCGGGACTCGAACCCGGATGATGCCGACTTAGAAGGTCGGTGCCTTATCCAGTTAGGCGAGGGAGCCAGGGGCTCCGCTGGAAAACTTGAGCCGTGCGGCTTAGAAGGCCGTGGACGCATGCGGTTCTCCTCTACTGTAAAAAAACGGGCGTCGCCCGGCCAGGGCCCCCCTCCAGCTCGGCTCGCGAAGACACCGCGTTTCCACGATGGCCTACCCTCGGTCGCGGGGCTGAAGAGGATTCCTGGCTGATCGACGAGCGGTAAATCATGAGAGTAGGCAATCAAGAGAAAAGCCAGAGTGCGCCGAAATAGTCAACACGTATTTTTACGCCATGCCCATCTCGGGGAGGTCTGGCAGCCCGTCTTCCGTCGGTACGGACCTGGGAATCAATCGTCTCAGGGTAGACGGCGTTGGCTTCAGATAGTGCCTCTTGCTCACTGCCACACTGGCCGAACCCAGGGCATACATGATGTCGCTCAGCGCAACCCCGATAGTCTCAAGGTAGGTCTGCCGGGAGCGGCGCCAGCAGTGCGGCGTTATCCGCGGCGTTCCAGATCGCTGCGAAGCAGGATCCATCCAGCGCGATGGCTTCGAGAATTTGCCCGTGATCAGGTCGCCATCTGCCATTGGGTGCTGCTCGTAAAACTCCTTCACACACGCCCTAAATTCAGCCTCCATCGGGATCCAGTAGGACTGGAAATCGCGCCGCTTATGGTTTCTGACCCAGAAGCAGCCGACCGAGATCGTCTTGCCGGCCTCATCGACGAACGGCCGCCACGGGTCAACCTGTTCTTTTAGCGTGGACTCCAAGTCCTCTCGTCGCATGCCGGTCCACCAGCCGAGGTCGGTGTAGATGCGATGGCGCCCCGACGGAAGGGCGGATCGAAATCGCCTGTACTGATCGTAGGTGTGGAACGCCTCTTTTGGCACACCGTCGTTCGCGATCTGTGGCAGTTCCGGAATTGATGACCGGACGATGAACTCTCGATTCGCTGCTACCTTGAGCACGCGGATCAGGAACTGGAGCCGCTTCTTAATCGAGACGTTTTTCATCCGCTCGTCGCTCGACTTGTTCGATGCGATCACCCTGCGCATCCATTCGTAGCCGTTGCGCCCACACAACTCCACGAGGCGGCAATCTCCGAAGGTGCGCAAGCACCAATCCGCCCGGACCTGGTAGTCCCGCAACAAGGTCTCCTCCCTTACCCCGTCGCACTCATGAGCCAGCAACCACATTATCGATTCTCTCAACCTGCCTTCCGCGATCCCCCTCAACTCCAGCTGCTGCATTTCCGGTCATCCCCCCAGTATTAAGACCGTTCTATTTGGTAACTTTCCTCACCGCGACGAAACCTGCGGTGGCTCGTTGTCGCCCCTTGACAGCTTCGTTACAAGACCTAAATACGTGTCCCCACTGTATTGATATGTGCGCGTAATTGCAGGCGTACAAATCCCACCCAGCGCGGCCGGCGGGGCAGAAATGGCGCAAAATCCGAGATTTGGATCCGGTTTCGAAACCGGGTGAAACCGGGCTACCGAGAGCGTCTGACTCGTCGCATTTTCATTTGATCTGGGCGCCCGATGCGCCGCCGAATCCTGGCTATCGCAGCCTCGGCTGACCCCATGCGTTTCTCGTGATTGATTCCGAGCTTCTGGAGATACCCGATCGCCTGGTTTTGTAGCCTGAGGGCCTCGGCCACGTCGGTGTCGATCTCCTCCAGGTCCTCGATGCGCGATTGCAGATCGTCCACGCGCCCGTTGACGCGGCGTAGCTCGACGATAAAGTTCGCCATTCTGCCCCCCTGTGTTCTCCCGCCCGTTTTAGCAACCCCCCGCCGCCGCTTCATGTGGGTCAGTCGCGGGAGTCGCCGCCGCCAGTGTTCCAGTAGTTCCCGATCGGGTGCTCAGACGGGGGTCCTAGGACGTCGACACCGGCGGCCTTCATCTTGCGGAGCGCCCGATCTTCGGTCTGGCGGATGCATTCGCGAGTGAGGTTCAGTATGGTGCCGACCTCTTCGAGCGTCATGCCCCCGCGGTCTGCGGCATCGAGGGAACACGTCTCGGGGATCTCCCATGGCTCGACACCAGGGAACGCCGGAGTGAGCGATCCGATCTGGCTGACCTCGAAGGCGTTGTGATGCCTGCAGGATGACCACGGGCAAGGGCGTGGGGCGTCCCGGCACTCTCCGCGCGTTCTCGGTCGCTCGACATCCGGGAATGGCTCGACGGCGGCGGCGATCTCGGCGTCCGATAGGCGGCGGCTGTTCGGCAGCGTCGTCGGCGCTGGTCGCTCGATCGGGCCTGGCGGAAGCCCCTGCTCGATGCGCTTACGTTCGTAGAGACGTAGGAGGCCGAGACGGCGGTTGGCGATGGTGACGGAGTTGAGCGGCTTCATGCGGCCTTATTCTCGGCCTCGCGGGCGAGACGTGCGGCGTAGACCCTGAATCCATGGAGCGCCGACGTATGGTTGGCCAGCCCCACGGCCCTGGCGATCTCGGGATAGCTCATCGGCGGCTGCAATTGCCTCAGTCGCCAGATCGCTTCATTGCGGGCTACAACAAGGTGTGGGCTCCGCCGTCGGGCGCGGAGTTCTTCAACCGTGAGCCCATATTCGGCCGCGATCGGCTCGACCACTGACCGCCAGCGGATGTCGCGCGGATCGGGGATCGATTTGGCTCGGGCTCGTTTTCTTCTGAGCTTAGCGAGACGATCAAGTGCGAGAGCGAACGTTGCGCCGGCCTGATCCAGATCATATTTCCCTTGATTGTCGATGGTTGCGAAGAGCGCGATGGCCAAGGCGTTGCCGAGCTGGGATCTGGTCACGGCGCCTTCCTCCTCCGCACGCAGACCGGGGCCCCGCCCTTGATCAGGCCGTTGCGGCCGGCGAAGACAACGCGCTCAGCGAGCACTCTGCTTTGAGCCGTCGGCGACATGGCGCCGAAATCGCTAGGCGGAGTCTCCAAGCGGTATTCCGCGTTGGAAGCGAGCCACTCTTCGAGGCAGCCGGCCTTGCGCGCAACGACGTATTCCCAGCCGAAGAACTCGAACTCGCGGCTCTTGCTGGGGACCGACGCACAGGCGAACGTATGCCCCATCTCGTGAATCAGCGAGCCTAGGTTCGGCGCTGCATCCCGCGTGAGGATCCTCCGGTCATCGAATTCGATCGCAAAGCCCTTGTCGAACGGGCAGTACCAGATGCGATCTCCTCGCGACGACTCGAATATGTCCGGGGTCTCGCCGAACGCCCGGGGGGCATGAACAATCTCGCCGCCCCAGTCGCGGGCCATGGCTTGGAGGTGTTCGAGGGTGGTCATGGCGCGAGCCTCGCGAAAGACACGCACCACACCCACGAGTTGCTCTCCCAGGAACCGGGGCCCTTGATCTGATTCCAAAGCACCGCGTACCACACGCGAGCGTCAGTCGCGCAGCCGCCGATTCGCTTCGCCATGGCGCAAATGGCCACCTCGTCGAGCTCTCCGTCTAGTTCAGATACGCCCTCTGCTTCGGCATCCTCCTCACTGATCTCCTGCACCCGCTGGGCACGCACCTCGGTCACCTCCAGGAGGTCACGGGAGGCCCAGCGGGGCATGAACCGGGCGTGCCGTTGGCGGCCGGCCTCGCCCCAGTCTTGGACGTTCCAATCGGAGCGCGCGCAATCTGCCGAGTATTCTATCGGTGCCCACGGACGGCTATATCCGGCATCGGTGGCCCTCTCTCCGATCTGTGTCGCGTTTTCCTTGTCCATCGAGAGCGCAGTCTTCCACGCCTCGCGAGTCCAGAGTCGGTCGCCAGGCTCACCATATGGACAGGCGAACGTCCGCGGCGCGTCCATCCTCCCGTCGGGCAGCCAGAACGCCCAGCGATCCGACTTAGCGTAGCGGTCAACGTAGAGGCCCGGCACGGCGCTGGCTGTCTGCTCCTTGAGTATCCGCCGCGTCTGCGTCTTGCGCCCCTCGCGGAGGGCGCGAATCATGGGCGCGCTAAACAATATTGGTCGCTCCTTCATCGTCCGCCCCTCTCTCGCTCACGTTCCTCGGCCTCGCGCTCGCGGCGCCGCTTCTTCGCGTCCTCCAGCAGCACCGACGTCGGCGGCCCCTTCGGGCTCGGCGCTGGCTTTGTCGACAAGCCGTCGTAGTCATGCGGCGCTCGTGGCTTGGCGATCGCGAACCCACCGACGCCGGTTACAGGAGCGGCCGGCTTGCGTCGCTGGTTGCAGCGGAGGCAGGGGCAGGTGAGAGAGTGGGGAGCGGGCATCAGCGGGGGTCCTTTCCTAGCGCTTCGATTCGTTTGCCGGCGACTCCGAATGCAATCGCTATGGCCTCCTGAAGATCCTTCTCGACGAGAGACGCCTCACCCTTCAGCCATTGCACTACGTTCCTGATCGCGTCCTCCTGGCCCATGCCGTGCGCGTAGGCCTGGATGCTCGCCAGATCGTGGCCGCACGTCGGTGCGGGCGCTGGCTGCGTCGCCCTGGCGAGGATTTGGAAATGGGCTCGCAGTTCGGCCGGCTCGCAGAGGCCAGGGTCTTCGACGGCCCGCACCGCCTCGCCGAACGCCTCCCGTCGTCCCGCCTCGCGACCGCTGGCCTCCGACTTCTCTACGTCTTCAGCGAGACTGCGGCAGCGCTTGATCAGGAAGTCCTGATAGATTTCTGCTCCCTTCTGCTTGGTCGTCACTGCCGCGAGCTGCTGACGTAGGGCGGCCTTCTCGGCTTCGTGCTCGGCGTCGCGGGCAATGAATCCGTCGGTCAACTCCTCGCAACGCCATCCGTGCGACCAGCCCAACTCATCATGCGGCATGCAGCCGTGCGGCGTATGGCTATGCGCCAAAGCGTGCGCCACCTCCCGTGGTGTCTTCATCGCTCTCATGGATCAGCCTCGCTCCTTGGTTCGTGTCACGCGCCCGACAAAGAAACCGAGGCCGAATATGGCGAAGAGCAGAAGCAACGCCTGGGCGCCAGAGATGGTCGTTTCCATCACGCACGCCCTTTCTCGGCCGGTACCCCAGAACCGATGTCTTGCGCTGCATAGTCCGGGTGTTTCATCCCCATGTGAGCAGCGAGCTGCCTGAATGTTCGCTTGCAGCACGGGCAGACGCCCGCCGCCGCGCGCTTACGCGACTTTGTGACTTGGCCACGGAGAGCGATGACGCTTTTCGTCTTGGCTCCTAGGTCAGCTCGCAATCGTGCCGCCGCGTTCCGCTCCGCTTCTAATTCGCGGGCCAGTCGCTCCGCCTCGGTCTCTCCCGTGAAGATTCGGGCATGACCGTTGGGGCAATACCAGTTCTTCTTGTGGTCCTTCCGCCGTTCGTCGAAAAAGCTCTTCGGGGCAGCGAATTCAATCCCGCATGCTCCACATGTCTGGGTCTCTAGGTAGCCTTGATAGCTCAGCGACGCCGCTCCCATCACGCGCCTCCCTTCGGACGGAACGCCGGGGAGGCGGGGAACTCGTCAGGGCCAGGAGCGGCGGCCTCGCGGGCGGCGCGGTCCTCTTCGGACTCGCCCTCGACGCGGATGCTCAGCGTGCGCTGCGCGGGCTTGCTCGCGGTGCCGGGCCCGGGGCTGATTGCGTCGGCGGGCTCGGCCGGCTTAGCCGCCGGGGCGGGCGCGGCTGCGGGCTTCGGCGCGTTGGCTTCGCGTCTCGCCTTTGCCTTCGCGGCCAGATCATCGACCGTCTCCCTCTCGGGTTGCAGTTCACGCGGCTTGTCTTCCGGCTGTGGGGCCGGCGCGGGCGCCTCCGGTTCGGGGAGGCCCTGCGGAAGCCCGGCGTCAGCCAGTTCATCCATGGCGATCGCCTTGGCCATTCGATCTTCGATCGACGCCGGCGACATCTTCGACGCGCGCCGAAGCACGGTCTTCTTCGCCATCTCTTCGTAATCGGTGGACCACGGACCGTACTCGGCTGCCTTGGAGCGCATGCGGATCCGTTCGATCTCACGGAAGCTCATCACCTCGAAGTGCTTGGAGCCGTCCTTCAGAAAAAAGATCGCGTAGGCGAACTGTAGCGGCCCCGGGTCGTCCTCCATGCTCGGGCGGTGACGGAGCTTCTCTTCGAGGCCATATTCGTAGTCGAACTCGTCTTTTTCATGCACCACGCGGGCGCAGATCGACGACACCTCGCCTGACTGGCGAGCGAGCTTGAGCAACCCCTTGTACCCGACGATCAACTGACACTCCTGGCGCTTCTCTTTGTTGTTCCAGAATGGGATCAAGTAGGCGTGTCCTAGCAACCCGTCGGGCTCGAGGCCGAGCTGCGCGCATTGGACGATGCACGCCAGCAAGCTCTCGCGCGTGCAGTCCAGCAACTTCGGCGTGCGCTGCACCGTCGTCAGAACGATCCGCAGCATCCGTGACGGGTCGACGTGACGAGGGAGCGCGAGCGCGATCTGCGGCTTCATCTTCTCGAGCAGATCGCGGAAGTTGTTGATCGGCGTCGGCCGCGCGACATCGCTGCCGTTGCCAGCCGGGACCGTGATGATCTTTCCCTGTCCGTCATTAGCACTCATCGTCGCTTTCCTTTCTTCGCCCCTTCGAGCCGAAGAACCCGATACGTCGTGGGATCCACATAATTTGGTTGGTAGCCCTTGCGCTCCGTCGTCAGCAGCGTCAGCCGCCGCCCGTCGGGCAGAAGGGCGTAGCTCGCGTCTCCGATCGCGTCTCGCAGCCGGTTCTCCGCGTCAGTCTTGTTCGCCTCGGCGGCCTTGGCGTCAGCCTTTGCCGCCTCGAATGCCGCCAACCACCCGATCGCATCCTCGGGGAGCATGATCTGTTCGCCCGAGTCCTTCGGATGCAGCCGCTTCAGCGCTTCTAAGGTGCGCAACGACCCGTCGATCGGCGGTTGCTCGCGGCGCGTGACAAAGTCCCAAAACCACGCGCAAGAGGCCTCAAGCTCCTCAATGAACGCGGGATTGCGCTCGACGTCGAATGATCGAAACTCGCAGCCACCGACGAGGACCGCGACAGAGGCCCAGTCTCGGCCGGTAACCGCCATCTCATGCTGAACCTGGATCTCGATGTGCTGCGGTACCCCATCGTCCCAGTCGTGCCCGCGGAATGCGTTGGTGTTCTTGATCTGCAGTAGGCCGGGCGTTCCTCTGTCCGGCGCGTCGATCACCCAGCGATCTGGCGTGGCGCGCATGAACGGCAGCGACGGGTGTTGCGCCACCGCGAACTGGCCGCCCTGCCAAACGCGCCGCCCCGTTTTCTGTTCGTAGCGCTTCGCGATCGGCTCCTCCAGTAGCGTTCCCCACGTGAGGTACTCCGCATCGCCTAGGTCGCCATCGACCTTTCCGACCTTCAGCGCCCATAGGCTCATCAGCGTGTGCCAGGGAGACGCGTCGAACAGCGCCGCCGATTCGCTCGCCCCGATTCCCGACGACCGCGCCGCAAGCCACCGCTCCCGCGTCTCGTAGTCGACCAGTTGGATCTCTTCCTGGGGCATCACGTGCTCCTTTGTTCGTTGCCGAGAGATCCCGGCCCCAACGGCTGCTGGGGGGCGTCCTGGACGGGGAGGGTTGCCGTCGGGGCCGGGATGAGGGGTTGGCGCCACCTTGGGCGGTAGGCTTCGGGATGGAGTGACGGGAGAGCGAGTTCGCGGGCATCAAGCACGCGGATATATTTCATCCCCGGTTCGTAGAACGATGCCCAGAGGTCCCGAAGCATCAGACGAAGCGGGCACTGGTCTCCGATGTCGCACCTGTGCTCGCGACCGTGCCGCTCCAGCGCGTTCCACGCCCGCTCCTGTTCCCGCGCAATGAACCCCGCCAAGTCGGTTGGTTTCTTCGTCGGCGTTCGCCTCATGAGACCCTCCAGATCCGATATCCCTCGGTCGTCTTGCGCATCGTGAATTTCGCCCCGCCACCCACTGCCCGCTGCGCGTAGGTCACCTCTCCGTAGGGCTGCTTGGCGTAGTCGTCGGGGAGAAGCACCGACTCGCCGACCTTCATCGATCGGTACATCTCGCGGCGGGGGTCTGCGGGGCGACCGCCCTGGCCGGCGCCCGGCACCGGGATACCGGGCTGGACGGTGAGCAAGGGGGTGGGGCATTAGCCGGCCCTGTCCGTCAACCCAAGGCGCGCCAGGATCGCGGCCATGGACGCTTCATTGGCCTCGATCCACGCATCAGTCTCCACCGACGGACGCCTGGCCCGCAGGCGCATCAGCTTCTTCTTGTGATCGCAGACGATGCCTTCGAGCACACCGCGGCGAATCGCTCCGCTCGGCCTCTCCTTGGTTGCCATCACGCTCCCCTTTCCGCCGCCGCAGCGGCCTTCGCCTCTCGCGCCAACCCCGCCTCAATCAGCGACCTCGAGCCCGCCATGATCGCCCCACCCGCGCAGGCAACGCGCACGGTGTGCGGACTGACGCCGATCCGGGTTGCCGCCGCGCCCTGGCCGATCTCGTCGATGAGCGCGATGAGTTGCGTCGTTGCCTCGACTGACAGCGGTTGCTTGCTGATTGCTAACTTCATCGTCAATCCTAATGCACGAGTTTTTCAAATCTGTCGATACCCGCAGTCAACCGATCCAGTTGGTAGCAGATGCGTCAACGGTAACGGCGGAAGACGACTCCGCCGATGATTGCGCCGACGGCCATGCTGGCCTCGCGGGCGAGGTGAAAATCGACGGCCTCGCCCGCTAGTCGCTGCCTGGATACAATCAGGAACATCGCAACGGCGAACGTCGCGCCGGCCGACAGCGCCGCAATCAGCAGCCGCTCCCACGTCGGGTACTTCACCGGGCGCGGCGGGATCACGTCGGTGGGCGTTGGCTCATAGATCGGACCGCTGCCGGCGACGGGCAGGCTCGCGGGCGTGCGCAGGTCGCGGAGCAGGGACGGGAGGGGCTCCGAGACCGTGGTCTGGCGGATGTGGACGGGCGCGGCGGCCTTCGGGATCGGCGGCGGCTGGGGCAGCGGTCCCGGCATCGGCGTCGCGTCCGCGTCCGAGCCCCACGTCACGTCGGCCACCTGTGTTTTGTCCGCGGCTTCCTCCTCGTCCTCATCAGCGACGAGCCAATCCCCAGGGTCCCACGGGTCCATTCGCGAGGGCGGGTTCTTCTCGTCCTCCCCCGTCAGGTCTCGGATGCTCAGCGGGTAGCGGCGCCGCCTCTTCTCGTCGTCGGTGGCCATGTCAGCGCCCGTCCTCGATCATCCCGCGGGCCGTGAAGTCGATCAGGTCCCGCAGCTCGTCCAGGGACGTCTCCCACGCCTCCCGGGCCGCCCCGCCCCGCATCGGGATTCGACGCTCGCAGAGCGAGGCCAGGGCCGTCAGGACGCCGCCGAGTTGGTACTTGGCCACGAGGGCCTCAAGCGCGGCGACCTCCTGATCGGAGAGCATCACCAGCCGTCGTCGCCGCTCGTCCACCACCAGCGCGGGGCCGGGCGTGTCGTCGCTGGTGGAGCTCATTTTCCGGCCTCGGGGAGGCGGTCGCGCTCGATGGCCGCCGCTGTCTCCTCGCAGATGGGGCACGGTTCGGCCATCGGGTGCCGCACGTTGTGCGTCGGGCAGACGCCGCAGATCAGAGCGGACCTGAACTCCACCCCCAGCATCCACCCGTCGCGGTAGAGCTGGCCGGCGAGCCCCTCCGCCTTGGTGCGCTCGAACGCCCCCGCCGCACACCCCTGCGTGAATCCCTCGCACCAGGACCGCGACTGCCCGACGGCCTGCTCCTCGGCTCGGTCGAGGTTTCCGCCTTGGGGCTGGCGGTCGAGGATGGCAGCCCCCAGCGGAGACACCCCGCCGGACGCATGCGACCGGGCCCAGCGGACCGCCCCATGGATGCTGATGCAGATGACCCCGGGGTCGGGCCCCGTGGTGACCGGGATGTTGCGCTGGGCCGCCAGGTTGACGGCCAGGGACAGGATCTGAAGCGGGTGCTCGCCCGCATGCGTCTGCACGATGACTTCGGACATGGCTTGGCTCCTTGACGGTTGGGAGCCGGTCGCCTTATCGTCCGCGTGGGTGACTGCGGAGCTAGGGCAACCTGGCTCGGGTCTCTGGCCCCGGGCCGGTGTGCAACCACCGTCTCGGGGCGTTACTTTTTCAGTGGACGGCTTCGGTCTCCTCTTCGTCCTCGTCCTTCTCGGGATCCTTGCCGTAGACGCGCCGATACAGATCGGCGGTCCCCGGCCTCACGGTGTGGTAGTCGTCAGCGCCGTTGAACTCCCCCTCGGCACCGAAGTTCCAGCCTTCGTCAAAAGAGACGATCTTGAAGACGATCCCGGGATGCAGCGATGCGAGCTTCCGGAACACGGGCTCAGGGAACGACCATGCGGTCTTGAACTTGAAGCAGAACCAACCCGCCTCCGACGGCCGTAATTCGACATCATAGGCGCCCCACTTCGTGCCCCAGTTCGCGCAAGACCATTCGTACCAGTCGCGATGTCCGGTCTCGCGGAAGGCTGCCAATGCGGCCCGTCCTTTCGCAAGCACATGCGGGTGATTATTCTCCAGCCACGCCGCAAGATCTTCGTGTCGCATCGGCCCGGAGTATCCCGGCGGCGGCAGAATGCCGAGGTAGCCACAAAGACCGGTCAGCGCATAAAAACCCAGGTCGGCCTGCGACCCTGATTCTGTGGCCTTGATGCTATCGGGCTTCGGGATGATCGTGTCGAAGGCGAACTCCAGATCGCCGCCAGCGGCGGCCCTGAAGTGGGCCGTCCTGAATCGTTCGACGTCTTCGGGCGTCCCGGACGCGTAACAGACTGTGGTCACGTGATTCGGCATAGGTCATCTCTCCTTGCGTTGACTGTCCATCCCTCGCTCCCTCCCGGCAAGGAGGGGGCGGGCCGCTATCTCACTCGGACTTGGGCTTGGCGGCGTCCTCTGTCGCCATCCGCTCCAGCGCTCCCTCTCGTCCCAGCGCCGGCGCCAGGCGGTAGAAGCGGCAACGGCGGCACGTCGGATTGTCCGAGAACAGCAGAGCTTTCATGTGCCTAACCGTTCGGCATAAGGCGCCTGCGCCGAGCCGCACGTGGGTTGCGAGCTGTCGCTTTGTCGCCATCGTCGTCTCTCCTCCTATCGGTCTACCTGGGGTCTGGGTGGCTATTCCTCGACGAGAACCTTCTCGGGCTCGACGTTGGCGCCGAGCTCCAACTCCGTGATCCTGGCTTTCGCCGAGAAGTCGTGCTCGAACAACTCGTCCACCTGGACATCCGCCAGGGCCCCGCGGACCCGGTAGCGGCGCACCAACTTCGGCGGCGCGGGAACCAGCACCTCGACGCTGTAGTTGTTCACCTTGACGACGAGCATCCCGCCGGCCGAATCGCGCAGCGTGACGCCGGCGATGATGCCGTCCTTCTTCTCCAGTTCGGCGACGATCCCGGACAGCTTGATCTCGCTCGCTTGCTTGATGGTCTTGAAGTTCATGCGATCTCCTTGGTTGCGTTCATGGCGTCGTCTCATCTGGGTCGTCTAGACTGACAGCCGCCGCGGCTGCGAGTTCATCGCACCGCGGGTTCTCTCCCTGCGCGACCATATACATTTGCGCCGCGGTGAGGAATCGCCCGCAGTGGTGGCATGGGTACGCCTGGAGAGGGCAGCCGCAGACCGCGCAGCGCCGTTCCTCTTGCATGCACACGTGCGTCCCGCCGTACGGATGCTGCGGGCACAGTGCGGTAATTTTGGCCGCGCTGATCACTGGCCCACCGTGCCGACGCAGGGTCCGTCATGGAGCGCCAGCAGAGAGCAGCGCGTGTTGGTATCGCAGCACGTCCATCCGCACTTGGCGAGGTACGCGCCAACGATCCGGCCATCTGCCCGCTGATATGTGATGAACGACGGCGGCGTCTCGCCGTGGTCCAGGATGACCATGGCGATATCCCCGCTGGGAGAGACCACGTAGGGCACGCGCGGACGAGAATCGGCAACCACCTACGCAGCCGCCTTCCGCGTCACCAGGTCACTCACATCCGTCTCCGTGGTCACCTCCTCGACCTCCGCCGCCTCGACCAGCCCCCGTCGTCGTCCCTCGGCTGCAGCGGCGTCGAGAGCCCTCCGAATCCTGTCCCCCTCGCAGTCCCCGCACTCCTGGGTGTCGGCCGGCTTGTCGGACCCGCATGCGCACGTGAACGCCTCCGCGGGGAGCGCCTCGTCATCGGGGTGAGCCCCACCGCCATCCAGCAGCCGAGCCGCCTCCCTGGCCTCGTACGCCTCCCTATCCTCCGTGCAGCGGAGGCACTCGCGGCACCCGTCGGCGTCCGGGATGAACTCCAGCGGGACGCGAGCGTCACCACAGGGGCACAACTCGGCGTAGCCGTCACCATCGCAGAGGCGGCACACCCGGGAGCCGTCGCCGTCGAAGTCGTCGGCGTGCTCGACAGACCCGGTGCCGCTGCAGGTGCGGCACTCGGACTCGACGTAAACAGGGTCGATGATGGCGACCGGGGCGGTGTCTTTGTTCGTGACCATGAGAAAGACTGTACTCACAGCGTACTCACGGGTCAACGATTATTTTTAGGGCATAGCATTTTTTCTCCGCCCCCATCCGCCTTGACACCGTGAGTACATCGTGCGTACCTAGTGAACGTGGCCGACAAAGAGAAGCGCCTGAACATGAGATCCACCGAAGACGAGCTAGCCGCGTGGCGTGAGGTCGCCGACGCTGAGCACCTCGATCTGACGACGTGGCTGCGGCGGGTGGCCTGGTCCGCCGTCGAGAAGTGGCGGGCGTCGCGTGGGAAAAGGCGGCCCGAGCGCGACGGGAACGGAAAGAAGGGAGGCGGACGATGAGCACCGAGGCATCAGCAATGCCCCAGCAGAAGTACGGCGAGACCGACGCGGACTTCGCGCGCCGTCTGCAGCCGTGGCTGGACGAATCGCCCGACAACGCAGCGATAGCCGCCGTCCGAGAGGCGGTGATCCGCGAAGACCTCAGGTGGCATGGCCTGCCGGCAGACGGCCCGATCCCGCTCTCCGGGGCGAGCAAGGTCTACGTCACCCATGTGGAGAGATACGTGCGCATCGGCATTGCGGCCCTGCGGAGGTTCGAGGCTGAGCGAGAACGAAGGGGAGGCGGACGATGAGCTGGCGGGACAGTGACGGTTCGTTGCCAGGCGAGGCTCTCATTCGCGTTCAGCTCAATGACGCGGGCCTCAGGCACGTGAGAATCTCTATCTCTGATGACGACCCGATTGGTCGGCAAATTATCCTGCGCGGCCACAAGGGCGGCCAGGTCTTGGCCGTCTCAAAGATCCTCAACGGTCGCGGTGACCCTCTCGGAGATGCGGTGCGCGAGATTGTGCGGGCGGCGAACGCGATCCCGGGGCCGACAGGTAAGGGAGGCGGACGTGGCTGACGACGAAGATCGCAATCTGTTTCGGCGCGAGTTCTTCCGGGCGGTGCCACCGCGGCCGCAGCCGAGCCCCGGACCATGGTCGATCCGATCGCATTGGCAACAGCTTAGATACAGCGATCGGCAGGAGATGGTGTGGCTGGTCTTTGATGCAGCCAAGCGAGTTGTAGCCGAATGCACGCGGGAGGTCGACGCCCTCCACATCGCGCAGAACGGACCGCAGGCCGACCCGCAGCCCTCCAACGGAGGGAAGGGGACGCGATGAGCCGCTCGCCCGTTGCGCCTCGCCAACTCTCCCCGCCCGACATGGACCCCATCCTCCTCGAGGCCATGCGCGAGGTCGATGCGCTGACGCCGTCATGCCCACCGATCGCGCCGCTGACCCTGGGTGATCTGGCTGCCCGCGGCCCGGGTCGGCATGGACCGCTGACGCGACGATGGGTCTGCGTCGACTGCAACTCTGCATTCGATATGCCTCATAACTGGACGCGCCCGAGCCTAGTGCTTTGTGAGCGCTGCGGACCCGGTATCTTATGGGTCGTTGAGTCGCTGGCGCGCGACACCGAACAGCCCATGCGGATGTTCTCGGCGAACTGGTCATGCACGTGCTCAGCCTCCGGGGCAGATCCGACCGAAGCAAGAAAGCATTCGTCCAATTGCTCTGGAACGTTGTTGCTGACGCACCCATGAGCGAACACGACCAGCACCCGCATCCGCGGGAGGTTCCATACAGGGAGGTGAGACGATGAGCGCTCTGGAAGAGACGCAGGCCAGCGACAAGCGCGCCCGACATGCGCAGGCGATCCTATCGGAGGCCATGCATCCTGGATGTAACGGCGACATGGATCCCGAAGGCGGACTCCCCGGGCTGGCCACGGAGGCGATCCTGATGATCGCGGTGCTGAAGGCCGCCGTCAGCGAAGCCGCAGAGTTGTTGCGAGAAGTTCCCGGAGAAGGCCCTGACGGACCGTGGTTCGAGCGCCAACGCGATCTGCTCGTCCGACTCGACGAGGTGAGACGATGAGCGACGACGTGCCGATTATGGACGTCCCCGAGCGGGCAGTTACGGCGGCCGAGCGGGCCTATTTGCGGGCCATCGTTGCCAGCGCCCGCGAGGCGCAACGCCAACTCAAGGAAGCCGTGGCGCTACTACAGGAAGCAATGGCGTGGCTAAAAGACCCGTCGGCCTATGCCCAGCACGACGGACGCCGATTCAATGCGCGTGTCAGCGCCTTCCTCGCCCGCACCGACGGCGCCGAGATGCCTCAGGCGAAAGGACCGGCCAGGGAAGTCGGAACCGTCGATCTGTCGCGCGCCACGATCGCTGTCTCGCCCGGCCTGGAGCAGAAGGCGCGCGCCTTCTGGAACGACGCGAACATCATCGTCGATCCAGGTCTACCAGATGGGTCATGGGAGATACGGACGGTCCCGCGATGAAGACATCCGCCCTCCGCCGCTGGCTCCGAGAGGAGCGCGCCCGAGAGAACGCCGAGGCGCTGAACGCTATGTCCATTGGTGACGGCGAGTTGCCGGTGCGCATCGGGCCCGGGCTTGAGGCATGGGCGCGCCGTTGGGTTTACGGCGAAGGCGAGGAGCCGACCGCAGCGGCCAAACAACGCAGCCCATGCCCCTGACCCACGACGAGCACGGCTGGCCCTACGTCCACCATCGCGCCCCAATGCTCCCGTAGGTGACTGCGGCGCCGAGGGACCGTGGACTGACGATTGGGCCTTCGTCTCGTGCGCGGTGCGCCTGGAGAAGGCAGGGCGCGTGAGGGGCGGCGGGCTGTAGGGACCGTCTTAGCGCGCTGCGTCCGAATCGTCATACTCATCTTGATTGTTGTTTACAACATTCAAGTCATCGGCTAGTCTCTCTCCTGTGGACGCGACGACAACCCGAGACGAGGAGAGAGCGATGAACAAGCGCAACCTGCTGACCTGGGCGACCGAGACTGGCACGACGGTGGGCGACCTGATGGGCCACTACGACGGGCGCATCTGCGAGTACGCCAGCGAGGTGCATCCGCAGGGCCGCGAGGGGCTGTCCGTGGAGCAGGCCGAGGAGGTGCGCCGCGAGGATGCCTCCCTGCTCTACGTCGAGCTGACCGATGCCGAGGAGGCTGAGCAGGTGGCCACCGAGCGCCGGGTCGCCGAGGCTCAGTAGTGGCGGCCCACGGCGGGCGCGGCGCGCTTGTGAGGACCGCGCTCCGTGTGGTCCTCTATCTGCTACGCGGCGGGCACACGATGGCGGAAGTGGCTGAGCACGCCGGTGTCAATTGGCGGACCGCATATCGAGTCGTGGCCGATATCGAAGCAGCGGGGATCGAGGTAATGCCCTATGGGGGAGGGCGCCGCAAGATTCGGCGCTCCTCGTTTCGCGGCCTGATCGGACTATCGAGGCAGATGGATCTCTACGACCGCCGCGTGGGTGCGCGGCTATGCGCGAAATGTGGCGACCTCGTGAGCGAGGCGGACCGGCAGCGGCGCAAGGCGCCGAAAAACAAGTGCGGAGCCTGCGGCCGCCTGGGGCACAACCGGCGGTCGCATATCGGAGAGTCGCGACCATGAAGCGCCGCAAAACCCACGGCGGACGCAGAGCCGGCGCCGGCCGCCCCATCACCTCCCCGTCCCGCACGGTGGCCTACCGTGTGCCTGCCGTAGAGCATGCTGAGCTTGCTGCCGACGCCTCCGTCAGGGGGATGACGATCGGCGAGCTGGCGCGAGAGGACGCGGCAAGGGGGCGAGAGGTGCGCAAGAGGACGGCGCCGGCCTAGGCCGCCCGCGGTCGCTCGACCCAGCCCGCGACGAGATCGGAGGCCCGGCAGATGCAAATCGCCAGCGCATCGGCCGCGTCGGGCGCCGGCAATCGCGTCAGTCCCAACCTCAGAGCGACGAGGCGAGCAACGTCATCCTTGGACGCCTTCCCGCTGCCTGTAGCACATTTCTTAACCGTGCTTGGCGCGTATTCGGTCACCACCAGTCCCGCGCGCCCGCAGACGTAGCAGGCAACGCCACGCGAAGCCCCCAGCGTGAGAGCGCCGTTGAGATGCTGGACGAAGCCCGCCTCGACCGCCGCAACGTCGGGGGTGAACTCGGCGATCACGGCCTCAAGGTCACGCCCGATCTCGACGAGACGCGCGTGGTGGTCATGTGCGGACGGGGCTGTGATGACACCCGCCTCGACGTACTTGAGGCGATGGCCCGGCGCGACGTCCAGGATCGCATAGCCGAGGCGAATGGAACCCGGATCTATTCCCAGTACGCGAATTAGCGCCGCCTCCACAGCCTCGGCCGCTGCAGGAACCACGTCGCCCCCGCCGCCGCCATCCCCGAGACCGTCCCCCACACCGCCGGGATCCAGTGCTTGCCGGCCGCGACGAGACCGGCGAATCCGCCGGCGGCAACGAGGCTCAGCACGAGTTCGGTCGTGCTCTTTTTTCGCTGCGGCTCGCGGTACGCCTCGATCTCGAACCCGGTCATCGGCCGAGCCCCGTCGCTCTCAGCTTCGAGCTCGCCCTTAGCTATCACGCTCGCGCGGATGACCCGGTCCGTAAGCGCCGCCGTGCTGGCGATGATTCTCCGGTATTGCGCTCCATCCATTCGGCCAGATCGCTCCAGCCCGTCAATGCGTCCCTCCACGCGTCCGATGAGGTCTTCGACCGCTCGGAGCCGGCGCTTGTATTCGGCGAGGGATTCGCGGGCGGGCGAAACATTCGTTTCAGGCGTGACCATAGAGATCGCATCACTGTTACTCCTGTCGATGGGGTTCATTTGGTTGCGGCCATTGACCTGTTTTCACGGGCAACTGCAGTGACCTGGATTCGCTTGGCAATGGGCGTTGACGTAGAAGGCGGTCGGGAGGAGGTCGCCCGCCTTGTCAGTGCTGCCTGCCTTGCAGATGAGACCACCGCGGCAGCAATAGATCGGACCGATCGACGGCTCGAATGGTCGCGGCGGCGCGGGCGTGACGGCGCAGGCGGCGAAGAGCGAGACGAAGAAGAAGGCGATGGCGACCGTGGTTTTCACGTTGTTCCTGCGTTGGTCGCCGCCTCGGCAACCTGTTCGGGAGTTGCTTCGGTTCGGCACCAGACATCCAGGCGTTTCGTTTCCGCGTCCCACGCGAACGTGAGCAGCACGCCAGCGACGTCGAGCCCAAAGTCCGCCGCGAGTACCGAGCGAACGATTCCGCGGAGGTGATCGAGATCGGTAATCGGCGCCTCCTGCTCTTCTCTGGCCAGCGCTCGATGAAGCGCGCTGGCGAAGATCGGATTCCGGATCGCCTGCTGCACGCGCACGACTCGCCGATCCAGGCTTCCGCTGGACAAGTCGACGAGATGGCGTCCGAACTCGGTCATCAGAAGTTCATCTGGTTGAAGAACAGGCTACCGATCGAACCGTTGGCTCCGTTGGTCCCCGGCGACGAGCCCAGAGTGCCGCCGACGCCGCCAGGCACGCACCCGGACGCGAGCTGGCTAGCGCCACTCGTCGTGCCGTAGTACACGTTCCAGCACCCGCCGCCACCGCCGCCGCCACCGCACGAACCGCCGGCAGCGACTGCCGCGTTTCCGCCGACGCCACCGGGCGCGCGAAGGTTGTTGGTCGCGTCGAAGACGATGCGACGAGCGAACAGGACTCCGACACCGCCGCCCGCGCCGCCGCCACCGCCCGCGATCGTTCCGCCGAGCCCGCCGGCGCCACCGCCACCACCAGCGCCGCCCTGGAGTCCGAGGATTCGTCCGACGCGTGCTCCAGACGAACCAGAGCGCGCGAACCCCCACGCCCCGTTGCTATAGATCAGGCTGAAAATGCTCGGCGAGTTGGTCGTATCCCACGCGACGTAAGAGCCAGCTGCGCCGCCGAAGAACGAGATCTGATCGCCGCCGGCTCCGCCGGAACCACCGACGGAATCAATCACGCCACCGGGCGCGGCACTCCCGTTGGCGCCAGGTGCACCGCCGGCGCCGCCAGAACTGCCGCCGAGGATCGTTCCGGTGGAACTCGCGTTGCCGCCGACTCCTCCCGCGCCAGGCGTGCTGGTTACGGCATTTCCACCGGCGATGGTGGCCGGGTTGTCGACCTCCATGTGGCCACCGGAGAAGGTCAAGGTTCCGTTGACGTAGACCACGCACCCGTTGGTCCTCAGGATCCCGCCCGATCCGATGGTCAGATCTTGATAGCGAACGTCAGCGCCGCTCAGCGACAGGAGCGAGTTCAGCGTCAGGTTTCCGATGTTGCCGTTGCCGAAGACGTTTAGCGCGTACTTCCTAAGGAGAAACGAGAGATTGTCGGCTGCAACTTGGTGAGCCTGCGCAATGCTCGCCGCGCTCGCCGAGTCTCCATCGGCCGGCAGCTGCAAGATCGGGTCGACGTTGAATCCCGGCGCCGCAGCGGGCGAGTGAACGCCGGTCGGACTGCCTGTATAATTGCTCGGCACGTAATTCTCCTACGGTGGCGGTGGATAGAACGTTGACGTTGCCCCCCACGATCCTCCTCCTCCCCATGCTCGGTCAGGCGGCCAACCCCACAGGTCGCCAGAATTCATCTCGACGAAGCCCAGGTAATCGGCGTAGGCCGGACGCCACCGAGTGGTCATCGCGTTGATCGATTGCACCTGAGCGTCTGATGGCCCGAAATGGACTGGGAAGACGATCATGAAGCGGCTCCACAGATCGTCTCGGACGTCGAAGAACCAGCCGGGCTGGCCGCGCTCGATATTGGCGTTCGTCGCGCCGAAGATGACGCCGCCAGAGAGGAGGCCGAAATAGAAGAAAGGCGTGATGGATCCGACGGTGAAGGTCGATCGTGTCGCGAACTGATTGTTAGCCATCGTTGCCCCGCTGGTCACGAGAACGGCGGTCCCGCGCGGCAAAGACAGACCAGTCGTCCATCCCGTAGCACGGGTTAGGATCGTGGGATGGGAAACGTCGCCGGCCTGCGAGCATCGGTAAACGCCGTCCGAGACGGCGGCATTCAGCGGCACGAACACCAGATCGTTCAGCGCCACCGCCACACCGTCTGCGTTCGTCGCTCCGTTCGATGGGGCCGTTAGGTGCGTGCCGTCGAAGGCCCACGACGAGATCGATACGGTGAAAGCGAGCCTCACCGTGAAATCTGGCGGCGTCTTCGCCAGCGTCGTCCACCACCCGTTGTCCTGGACGATGTACGCGCCAGTGAAGCCGAAGATCGCGAGCTGCCTCAGGAGTGCGCCGTGTGAGCCAGAGAACTGGTAGGCATCCCATGCCGTACGCAGCCGCTCGGCATAGGCCTGGTTGCTCTCGGCGGGCCCTTGGTCCATGACCCGCTCGCTGCCCTTATAGGCCAGGGCATCGACAGGAGCGAACGAAGGGAAGCGAGCGAGAACGCCGGCCCGAATGCGCTCGATGAAGTCGTCGGCCGACTGGCCGAGCCCAGTGACCATCGCGCCCATGACGGTGCCCTGAAACCAGGGAGGGGCGTTGCGGAGCTGGACGTCTGAGTAGGGCATCAGGTCACCGGGATCCAGGTCAGCGCGACCGACAGAAATACCGAGTCCGGTACGGCCACCTGATTGGCGGCGAGAACGATGTTCGGCGTCCCGCCGGTGAGCGCGATGGCCGAACCGCCCGATCCGAGATCGGCGTTGTGATCGCCGGCCATCGCGTCCATCAGGATCTGCTCGAGGCGAGAGAGCCGGATCGTGTCCGCGATGGAGCTTCCGGACAGATACTGCTGCCAGGCGAGTTGCGCCTTCGATTGCGACGACGCCAGGAGAGACGCTGACACGAACACCGTCCCGCTGACCGGTATCGCCAGGCCCGTGCTCGATTGCACACTGACCTTCTCGGAGATCCCAAGTCGCGCGAGGATGTAGTCTTGGGCCGCCTTCACGGTCGTCCCGCTCACGCCTCCGCCGGGGCCGGCAAGGAACACGTCGATCTGTCCGGCCGTGATCGAACTGGCGCGAATGCGGACGCGGTTGATCGAATCGCTCGAGGCGAGAGCCCAGAGCGTGATCTTGTCGTTGGTCGGGACGTCGGACAGCGACGTCCACCGTGCCTTGCAGCGGGCCACCAGAGCAGCTGACGTCTCCAGGTCACGGCCCTGTGTGATGATCGCTGACCCAGGCGTCTCGAAGCTGAAGAAATCACCGGCAATGAAGCTCGGCGTTCCAGCGCCATTGGTGAACGTGATCGTCGTGCCGCCGGGAAGAGCGAAGGTCGACGAGATCGCTCCGACGCTTGTGAACGACTGGCCGCCGGTTGTGGAATAGCTCCATCCGCCCGTACCGATCACGCCGCTCGCGTCGATCCGAATCAGGAAGGCCGCTAGGGTTGGTGGGGTTCCGCCCACAGTGCGCGATGGAGCGATCGTCCCCGTGCCACTCGGTCCCTGCACGACGTTGGTGAAGTCGGGCGCCGAATTCGAGATCGTCACGCCGGCCAGCGTCGTCACGAGTTTGTTGATCGACCCCGACGGATCGCTGTAAGCGGCACCGGGTGATTCCGCCTGGAATTGCAGCACCAGAGGCACCGACGAAGTCAGCGTCCCGCTGGTGATGTTGCGGTAGCGGTTGTTCGTCGGCGCGACGGCGACGAGATCGCCAGCCGCGATCGTATACGGCCCGGCGCCGCCCGCGCACGTCAGCGTGACCAGCTGGACGGTGAACGTTGCCTTAAGTTGTTCGGTATCGAAGTCCTGAGACGCCTTCAGCGGCAACCACTGATCATTGGCGAGGTCGAGGAAGCCGCCCTTGATGATCTCCGGTTGTGCCGAGGCAACGAGGTCTGACAGCGCCTGTGACTGCATCTGGACGACTTGCCGAGGAAAGCTTCCGCTCGACCAGTCGTTCACCGGAAGCCCGAGCCCCTGGAGGATCGTAATGAGCCGCTGCTTGATCTGGTCGACGCTTACCTCCGCGATCAGATCCGAAAGGTTCGGCGTGCTCATGCGACCCCCGCCGAGAGCAACGAAACGGTCAGATCGGACAACGCAATCACGAACCGAAAAACTCCAGTGGCCGTCTGCGCCAGGATGGACAGCGTCAGTGTTCGCGTCTCGAAGACGAAGCTACTGTCGCAGCTGGCCGACTTCACCCGCTCGTCCTTTTCGCACTCCGCGATCACGTCGCTGTGAAGCGCCGCCGTCGTCGTGGCGTCCATCTCGGCGTTGAGGTAGCGGCGAACGTTCGTACCGTACTCGGGGTCGTCATCTCCGAGTGCGCCGCGCTCCGTGATGAGCCTTCGCCCGAGCGCGTTGCCGAGATTGCGCGGACCACTCGCCAGATGGAAGTCAGACGAGCAGTCGTAGATCCCATCTACGTCGGTGCCGAAATCAGGGGTCGACATCAGGCGACCTGGGCCTTGGTTGCGGCGAAGTTCGGGATCGGTACGATCGCAGTCAGCGACGGCGCCGGCCCGCTCACCGCACCGCCTGAGGTGACGCCAGAGTGGACGTGCGAGATCAGCAGTCCAGTCAACTGCGTGAGATAGGCGGTCAATGTGACCGCCTTGGCCGCAGGCTCTGCCCCAGTCTCACCGCCGATGAAGATCTGCGTCCCGTCGACGACGAGCTTGATGACCGTGGCGCCGTCTTCGTAGAGCGCCGCATACGGCTTCGTCGGGTTGCCGCTGTCCCACCCGACCTGCACGAAGGCCCCGGGGGCTATCCGGACAATCACGTTCGGCAGCCCGTGCTTGAGCCGCAGGTTCGACATGCCCGTCTGCGGCAGCCGCGGATCGTCGGGCACCACGTCGACCTTGCCCGTGCTCGCGTCCTGCGAGACCACGCGGGCGCGGTACGTCGTCAGGTAGTCGATTTCGGGCGTAGCTGCGCGCGCGACGGCGGCGAACGCGCGTTTCAGCCTATCGGCCAGCACCAGCCCACGTTACGTGGGCGGTCGGCTATCCCAAGTTTCGGCGGACTACGAGCACTCGGAGCAGGACGAGACGCACAGCATCTGCGGCGTTCCCGCGTAGCATCCCGGGAGGAGGAAGCCGACGGAGTTGTAGCATTGCGCGCACGCCCTGCCGTCTTTGTGCAGGGCGGCCGACCCGGCTGACGTGAAGCATCCCAGGACTACGCTCGCGTCGCTGCACTGCTCGCCCAGCGTGCTCGTCCCGCCCGCACCCCCGGCCTGCGTGGCGCCGCCACTCCCCGTCTCGCCGCCCATGGATGCAGCACCGCCATCGCCGGGCGCGCCGCCGCTGGGAGCGACCGCGCCACCCGATCCCGACCCGCCGGCCGCGCTGCGGCCCCCGGATCCAGCCGCCATCGCCCCCGCTGCACCTCCAGCGCCCAATGTCCCCGCATCGGCTTCCGCAGCGCCACCAGCCCCAGTCTCGCCCCGAAGCTCCTGATCGGGGTTGGACTCCAGATCCATGCAGCCCGCGGAGACGACGAGTATTAGGGCTACGCACGCGAGCAGGCCGCGCGCCGACGCCCACGCCCGACACACCTCCTCGAGATTGCCGGGAGAGAAGGAGCCGCGCGACACGCGAGCCCTCAGCGCGTCCTCCGTCGTCGAGAGCAGATGGGCGAGGTCAGAATACGAATAGGCCCAGAGCCGCGGGCCGCGCCCTGACGACTTGCCGGGAGCCCGCCCCGCGAATTCCACCGTCCTGCGTCCCTTGGCCATGTCACGCATGATGGCTGCACTCGTGACGCCCTGCAATGCTGCGCGTTAGTTCAGGTGCCTGGCGGCTTCGGCTCCTGGGTGAAGTGGACGATCAGGGAGAGGCCGAACCCCAGCGCGATCGCACCCCAGATGACCGCCCACGTCGGGAACCCGACCGCCGCCGAGCCCGCGCACCCTATCGCGCCGAAGATGGTCCACCCGATGCGGTTGCTCGTCGGGTAGGCCAGCCACTGCGCGCGCATCAGGTGTTGCTCCGTGACGCCCAGCCTCGTCGCCAACTCGAGCCCCACGGGCGACGCGACCGGCAAGATCGTGCTGTGCCCACACGACCGGCAGGCAGGCAGCGATGACCCGCCTCGCCTCCCGCCGGGCCCGACGTGGTGGCAGTTCTTGCAGACCCAGATGTCCGGCATGCGGCGCATCGTCCCGCCGGCGCCGGCCGCCCGCAAGCTGGCCGCGCGTTCAGGGCTCGAACCACACCCGCGCCCGCACGCCCCGCCCGTCGATCCGATGCTCCACCGCCGACACATGCCGCCCGGCGAGCGACACCCCCGCGATCAGGAGGGGGGCGTCCATCCCGAGGTCGGCAGACCCGTCCGACGGCAACTCGTCTAGAATCTGGTACGTCGTTGGGTCGAGACCCGAGTCTGGCCAGGACTCTGTCCCCACCCACAGCGTTCCGTCGGGGAGCATGCGCCAGCTCGTGTTTGGGGCCTGCTGCACAAGCAGGGAGACCACGGGGCCCGTCGGGCGCGCCGTCGTCGTCCACGCGGTCAGGTGACGACCCAGGATGCTGGCGTCGGCGGTCGACGAGATGACCTCGCCCGCGTTCGCCAGGAGGTCGGCAAGCACGACCCGAATCGTCGGGTCGTCGTAGTGCTTGGGCTTGGCCGTCGTGCCGAGCCCATTCGCGCCAGCAACGACACGCACGAAGCCGGTGTCGGCGAACAGACCCGACCGGTCGGCCGTACCCTCAAGCACGAGCGCCCCGTCGGCGATGTTGATCTCACAGCCGTCGCCGATCGCGCTTTGCGTGTCGACGCGAAGCTCGGCATGCCAGGCGCCGGTGCGGGAAAAGTAGAGCGAGCTGCCGTCCAGGACCGCGGCGCCATTGAGGTTGATGAGTGCCACTGCGTCACTTCGGGACGGGAGACATGAAGTTCTTGTCCGCGCTCGGCATCGGCGCCGGTCCGTTGCTCGACCCGCCGCTGAGGCTGAGCGGATCGACTACGGTTGTCGAGCCGGCAGGAGACGCCGTCACGTTCTTGTTCTGCGCCCGCGGGTTCTCGTGGAGGTGGAACGTGAAGACCATCGTTCCCGCCTCTGGCCCCGGGACCCCGGGCGTGAAGCCGACCACGATCGCGGAATACACCTTCGCCAGCCGAAGTATGGGATGGCGTACCGCGATCGAGGCCTGGTCCCCGCGCTCGGCGGTTGGTCCCTTCCAGATCGTGCGGACGATCTGCTGAAGCTTGGTCCAGTGATCGCGAGTCCATATCTTGCACGAGACGTCGAACGTGCCGGGATCGTAGCCCAGGATCGTGACCCTCGCGTAGTTCACGCCCTTCGGCTTTTTCTTGTCGATCTCGACGCGCGCGACGCTGACCATCTTGACCTCGCAGATCCCGGGCAGAGCCATGTTGGCTAGGTAGGCCACGTCCCACGGGTGTTTCGCGATCACGCCGTCGAGGTCTTCCTCTGAGCCGTTGCCCCAGAACTCGATGGATCCGCCGAGGGCGGCGATCGGCGTGAGTGCGGCGAGTCCAGCGGCGGACATCAGGCGCCCCCTTCGATCTGCAGCTGCTCCATCACCCGCAGCAACTCGCGACGGAAAACCCCGCCCAGGCCTTCCCCTGCTGCTTCTCCGTCCTCGCGCGCGTCGCCGCTGCCTCCATGCATGTTGACCTGAATGGAAGGCAGGCTGACGCTGATCGATGAGCCTCCGCCGCCACCGATCGAAGCCCCCGGCCGCAATCCCGGCACCGGGAAGGCAGCTTCCATCGCATCGTCCACGTCGCTCCCGCTCTTTCGAACACCGCCCGCGAAGCCGGCGCCAGTCTCCTCGCCAAGCCCGAAGAAGACCTTAGACGGCGAATGGATCTCGAGCTTGCTCTGCAACGCATCCACCGCTGCGTCACCCATCGACGATGCTGCATCCGAGACCATGGACATCCCGCCCGCCATTCCGTCGGCAGTCCCTTCAGCTATCGCAGCGCCAGCTTTCTGCGTGTCCTTGTCGAGGTACCCGATCGACTTGCCGAGCGAACCGACGCCGGGTAGATGCGATAGCACGCGCTTCATGAAGCTCGTGTCTTCGGCGGTCTTGGTCGTCACGCCCGCCATCGACGTAACGGCGTGAGCAGAGCCCAGGGCAGACCCGGCCCCGGTGACGATAGTCCCGAGCACGTCGGCGGTCTTGGCGGCGAATCCGAACAGCTTCTCGATCGCCGGCAAGACCCGATGCTCCAAGGTGTCGGCAACGGAGACGAAGTCGATCTTCGCCACCTCGTCAACGACCGTCGTGAACATCCGCTCCAAGGATCCGAAAATCTTCTGCCCACGCGGGCTCGCCGGATCGAGTGCGTCGAAGACGTCGCCGAGCTTGGCTTTCAGATTTTCGAAGGCCGGAGATTCTGCCAGGCGCTGAAAATACTGCTCGGGGAGCGTCTCCAGGTTCTTCAGCTTCGCTTGGAGCGTGTCACCGGCCTTAAGGCCTAGATCGCCGAGTTGCTTGTCGGGCCCGGCGATGAGCCTGAGCAGATCGTTCTTAGAGATCGAACCCTGCTCCATCTTTTCGTGGAGTGCCTTGGCCGAGAGGCCCTTGAATTCTGGCAGTGTCCGCAACTCGTCAACGCCGATGCGCAGACCTCGGAGTGCTCGTCCCTCGACGCGGCCGGTGAGCTGGGCACGTGTCAGCGCAGCGATCGCGTTGCCCATGCCGGCGAGCTTGTCGGGACTCTTGGCGGCCACGTCGAGTCCAGCTGCGAGGAACTTGTCGACCTCGCCAGCCTTCACGCCCGCGACGAGCAGCTCATTCGCCCAGCCCTTGAGTTGATCATCGGTGAACTCGGTCTTGGAGGCGATGCGGTCAATCCAGCCGAGTACCTTCTCGGCTCCCTCCTGGCCGATCGTCAGCTTGAATGAGAGGTCCATGCGCTCGGCGCCGGCCGCTGCCTTGATAGCCTCTTCGCCAAGCTCCTTGACCTTGTCTATCAATTCACCGGGCGCCTCGATGATCTTGTCGACGCCGCGGCGGATGAACTCGAACTCGGCGATCTGCTTCGCCTTCTCGATGAAGGGACCAATCCCGGCGTTGACCAAGCGCTTGAGCGCGCCTTCGGTCTCCTCGATCCCGGCCTTGTGTTTCTTGTGACCGGCCGCGGCCTTCTCGCCGGCGCTGGATGACTTCTCGATCGACGCGTTCAGATCTTTGGTCGCCGCCGTCGCCTTCGGCAAAGATGCGATCGTATCCTCGATGGTCGACAGCATCTTGTCGATGCCTTCCGTCTTCCCGTCGAGCTCGAGCAGCCATTTCAGCCCCTCGGACATGTCACTCCTTCGATCCGATCAGGAACTGACGAACGACTCGCAGACAATGGAGACCATCTGCAACCAGCAGAGCACCGACGTCGGCCTCGACGCTCTTTTCGTCGCGCATGAAAGCGCGCAAGGCCACTGCCGATTTCAAGAGATCCCGCTTGGCCGCGCGGAATCCCTTTACAGTTTTTCCCGAGTGGCCGTCGCCTCCACGCCGGCCATCTCGCAGATCTCGCCGACGCAGACCTCGCGCAGGGCGGGATAGCGAGCGAAGATCGCATCGCGGTCGGCCTTGTACGGCCAGACTACGCAGCTCTCGCTCAGCATGAAGTTCGCCTTCACCTTGTCCTCGACCTGCGTGCGACGGAAGATGCTCCATTCGCCGTCCGTGGCCGGACGAATGACGCCGACGAAGGACGTCTTCTGGGCGCGGACGATCTGAAGATCGACACCAGGCAACTTGCTGGCCAGTTCGGCCCTGGTCTCGTCGGTCAACTCCGGGATGATCGGTGCGGTGATTGGCATGCACCGACGTTAGGCTCCGGGATATCCCGCCTCAAGTTCTCGCCGATCAGAAGATACCCGTGTTCTCCAGCACCGCCGGGATGCCGTCCTCTATGATGTTCATGACGTCGAGCGTGAGCTTGCGGCTGATCTGATCGTCGCCGTCGCTCACGGAGTTGTCGTCCTCGGAGACTGTGCAGCCCACCAGCTGAACGGTGAAGGCACCGCCGATCGCCTCCTCGAACGCGGTGACCGTCAGCGTGAAGCTGTTCAGCATCCACCCGCGCGCCGGGTTCTTGGCGGCGAGGAAGTTCCGGATGATGGTCCAGTCCTCGATGTAGACCTCGAGGTCGCCAGACGGCTCGAACTTCCCTCTCCCGCGCCCCCGAGGCGTGACCCGGTTGCCCCAGGTCTTGCCGCGCGTGAGCTTCTTGTTCCAGTGGACGCCCTTGAAGAGGCGGATGGGAAGGCTGTCGACGCTCATCGTGCAGCTGGTGCGCGAGACGAAGATCCCGTTGACGTCAACGAACGGTGCTGGATTGAGCATGGACCGATCTCCTTACGCAGCCAGCGCCAGCGCCGGGTTGAGGAATCCGATGGTGATGACGAGCTGCTCGGCGTAGCCCTTCGGGGTAACGCGAACGCTGATGTTCAGGGTCTTGGTCGACAGGATGTTGTCCGTGCGGCTGACGTCGACCGTGGCCGAGGAGGCGTTGTTCGTGTTGACCACGCCGGCGACGAGCTCCTGGGTCAGGAAGCTATCGATTCGCTCGGCCTCGACGGTGGCGATGTGACCCTTGCTGTCGATGAGCAAGTCCTTGTTCAAGAACGTGATCGCCGCCGACCGAACGATCCGGCACGACATGTCCATGACCCGGCGGTTCATGACGCTCGAGAAGTCGGACCCGCCGGCCGCCATCATGTTGCCGCGCGTGATGTAGAAGCCGCTCACCCCGATGTGAGTGCGGGCGGTGACAAAGCGCTGCGCATCGAGGAACGGCGTCTTGCCTTCGTCGCGGATCAGGCTCACCCGTTGGCCGTTGATCACGCCGCTGCCAATGTTGCGGAGAGCCCCCTGCGGAGAGCCGACCCACCCGGGATGTTCCGCGGGGCGAATCGCCGCCAGGCGGGTCATGTAGGCCATGGCGATGTTCCGGCGAAGGCTGCGCCCTGAGATCGCGCTGACCATGAACGCGTCTCCCACGCCCACGCCCACGCGCTTGGACACGAAGGTTGAGAAGGCGGTGGAGATCGTGGAATCGCTCTCCGACGTCGGGCATTCCACCACGCTGAACACGTAGCGAAAGCCAGTCTCGGCGAGTGACATCTGAGCATCGACGGTGGCCGCCAGAGAGGCCGAACCGGCCGAGTTCGCGGATGGGCCAACGATGTGAGCCCCCGCCCATTCCTGGGCAGACGCCAGGAGCACGGTGAAGGCCGCGGTGACGTCCGAGTTGCCGAACGTGGCAGTCGTGGTGAAAAACTCATAGAGGTCAGCGAGCGTGAACGAACCAGCGAAGGTGAGCACCACGCCAGTCCCGGGAATGACGTAGACGCCCGCGCCCGAAGGGATCAGGATCTGAGCACTGACGTTCGTCCCGCCGTCGAGGGAATAGGTGAAGATCCCAGCGCCGAGGCCGCCAGCACCCGCGATGACGACCTGGACGTCGTAGACGTCGAGCGGGCTAGAGACCTGCGTGATGTTGCCGGACGGACCCGTGCCGACCACCGTGATCACGCCCGTGGTGGCCACGGTGTAGATGTCGTTGAGCACGTAGGTCGCGGTGACGAGCGTGATCGTGGTGTTGGTCCCCGGTACCAAATATGCCCACGTGGAACCAGCCACGGAGACCACCGGGGCCGCGTAGGACCCGCCGTTGAGGCTGATCGCGATTGCCGCCGTACCGAGAGCACCGCCGGTGGTCACCTTGATCGCGATGCTCACCGCCGGCGCGCGGCTCGGCGTGACCGTGCCGCTTCCAGGTCCGGTGTGCGCAACCACGCCAACGGTGCCCGCCGTGGTCGGGTTGAGCGGCATCGCCAGAACCGGTCCGCCGGCCACCGAGAGCGTATCGGCCATCGCCTCAACAAGCGGCCCCTGGCCGAGCGACTGTTGCGCCAAGGTGGTGTCGGTGAACGAGTAGAGCGTGTTCGGCAGGCCGGCAGAGCAGATCCCCAGCTTGACGAAAACGTTGGCGTTCGACCCCGGCAGCTGCCCCAAGGCGCCGTCGAGAATTGTCAGAGTCGCGTCAGGAAGGGCCATTTGTGCCTCGCTGTCATGATGGAGTGGTGTGGCTCGGCCTCAAGAAAGCGGGGACGTCAGGTAAGGCTGGATCGCCGCCGCGAACAGCGACGCGATCTTCCCGTAGCCCTGATCGTTGGGGTGGACGTTGGACGACAGGATGTCTGACGTGTTCAAGGACTCGAACACCGGGATGTAGATACATGGCTTCCCCGCCGCCGTTTTCGCGGCGACCACTCCCGGGAGACCGGCAGCGAAATCACTCGTCGTGTTCTGGGCAACCACGTCGCCATCGTTCCGGGGCGGCGGGCTAGCCAGGAGCACCAGGGTCACCGATCCGGCCGCGAAGCACGCGTCTACGGCTCCCGCGATGTCTGTCAGCATGCTGCTCGACGTTTCGCCGCCCGTGGCATTGTTCGTTCCGCCCATGAACGTGCAGATGTTCGGGCGAAACGATGACAGGCCGCCGCCAATAGTCGCCGCGATCTGAGCGATCCGAAGGCCGCCGAATCCCTCATGCTGTGGCCGAGGCGTGATTCCGTCCGACAGGCCGCCCAGCGGACGCAGAGACCATGGAGGGAAAGAGTTCCAGAGCCGCCCGCGCCATCCAAGGCTGACGAATTCAGGACCAGCGCCACCGACCCCCTGCGTGATGGAGTCGCCGCAATACATGATCCGCGTGCTCATGCGGTACTTCTGGGCGAAGTAGTTCTCGATCTGGATCTGCGTCGGCTGGCCTGCCCCGGCATAGATCACTAGTTCGACGATCGGCCCGCTGAAGAACCACTGCTCCTGCGCGGCCAGGGCACCTATTGATACCCGGTCGACCGACGATGTTCCCGAGTCCACCGTTGCCTGCAGACCCAGAAGCCTGGCAACGGTACTCGCGCCATTGTAGACGCCGGTGTAAACCTCCCACTGCCCACTATCTGTGGCAACCACCAGGCCGGTAGCGGCATCGATGCTGCCGCCCATGTGAAAATTGGTGCCCTGTACATAGGTCGTCGATGTCGCCGTTCCGAACATCGCCTGCGTGCCGTTGGGAACGATCCTGGAAAGCATCCCGAACGTCCACGGTCCCGCCTGCAGCGTGAAGGGAGACGAACGGAGGCAGTCATTTACCCCGTCGAACATCACGCCAGCCTTATTGCTGATCTGAGGTGGATCGATGGATGCTGAGAAAATCGGCCGCTTGGACGGGGTTGGCTGGACGGCATTTCCAGCCGAACCGATCGTACCCTTGTTCACCCAGGTGGCAACGGCAGCTCCGTCGACCATTGACGTGTTGCCGGCGCCATCGACGTCCTGGGCATCGAACCACATAATCGGATTCCCCGGCGGACTCGTCGGGATGGACGGCACGCGCGACATGGGGATACGGATCGGGTACTGGTCCGTACCCGTCTGCTGCCCGTCAACGACGGTGATCTGTGTGCCGGGGAGAGGCATCAGCCGTGCTGCACGCCAGTCGCAGCGTCGATGATCGCCGACGCGAACTGCGCCTGTGTCATCTCCTTGCCGATCGGCCAGCGGTAGAGCGCCTTGGCCGCAGAGAACTTCCACCAGTTGGGGTTGCGCGAAGGCGGCTTCGTCGGCATCACCTCGGGGAGAAAGCCAGCGAGCGTTGCCCAGTGCTCGACTTGGTTGACCGGCGCGGGCGCCGGTGTGGGAGCGGTGGCGGTCTCTTCGAATTCGCTCATGAGTCGATCTCCTGTTGGACGAAGGCGCCGTCGATGGGAACGCTCGTGGGCTTGACCGTGCGCTGCGGCTCATCGCGCAGTGGCATCGAGGCGGTGAACGTGACGACATCGAGGAATCCGAAAGAGCGATCGTCCTCGGGATCCCACGCCTCGCCGATGTACTCGACCGAGCCTGGCCACTTCGCCTGCAACGCGGCCATCATGTGGCGCACGAGCTTCTCGCCGCCGTCGAAGGTCTCGGTCCACACGCGCGCCTGGATGGTGCAGGTGCGGCCCCACAGAGTCCGCTCCGTCGGGTGACCGCGGGTGACGTCCTTGGTGTTCCGCTGGGCCGCGATCGGCACCCAGACGATTCGCGGGGGAGCTTCCTGGCGGTTGGCTTCCGCGCTCCCGAAAGCGAAGTTCGGGCACGATTCCCCAGCGTTCCCGCAGGCCGACGTGATGACAGCCTCCACGGCCTTCAGTACCGCCTCGATCCCCATCACCGGCCCCGCAGCTGGCGCTCGACGGCGCGGTTCGTGACGGCGATGAACGCCGCCGACCAGATCGGACCGAGGCCGCCGGTGTCTTTCTCGGGCAGCATCTGCCGCCGCGGGATCACCGCCCCGCCGTGGCGATAGGCGTGGAACCGGCGCGACTTGATGCCCTTCAGGCTGCCGCGCTTGAGTGCTCGAGCGAGACCGCGCTTGCCGACGATGCGCCCGCGGGCGTCCTGGATGATGATCCCGCTCCCGCGCTGATGCGGCTTGATCGTGGCGCCGTACTGGTGGACGGGCGCGTACTTGACCGGGATGTCGATGCGGAAGCCGTTCGGCGCCGGCGCGACGGCAACCGAAGCGGCCATGCGGCCGGTGTCCTGCAAGATCTTGCCGATGGTGCCTTTCTTGTCCCGGGCGCGGGGGCGCGCGAGGGGCGCCCACTTGTTGCCGTATGGGTCGCGCTCCTCTCGGAACGAGTCGGCCACCTGCGTGCGCGCTTCCTCGCCGAGGAGCTGCGAGAGCTTCGCGCGGAAGGCGGGGTCGCGCAGGCCCGCGATCCGATCTCGGAGCTCGGGGAGTGAGATGCCCTTCGTTTGACGGAGGCCGGCCATCAGTTCCCCTGGAACGGCCCCCGCTGGCGCATGGTGCCGCGCACGGACAGCCCGCGCTGGCTCGCGCTGATGACCATGGGGCGCGGCGCGGTAACGCCAGTCGATGACCCGGACGAGCCATCCACGACGCGCGGAATGGCCGTGCCCAGCGAGACCATCTTCAGCCACGCGAGCCACTTCGCCTCGTCATGGTCGTAGCGGTCGGCGGCATCGGGGTTCGTTCCCAGGTTCTTGATCAGCTGGATTGAGGCGAGCGTGGCGCAGCACTGCTTGATGTCGTTGCCCCAAGATACGAGCGGCAACGTGAAGCGCCCCAGGTAACCGTCGATGAGATCGCTCATCGACTGGATCGCCTGGAGGCGCTTCGTTCGATCGAGGTTGATGAAGACCTTCGGGCTCAGCCCGAGATCTGCCAACTCCTCGAGCGTGATGTACTGGGCCACGCCGGCTCCTACTTCTTGGTCTTGCCGCCCGGTTTCTCGTCTTCGGTCTTGCCGGGATCGGTGATCAGCGCCTCGAGCTCCGCGATCCGGACCTTCGCCGCCGACAGTTGCTCGGTCGCGAAACGCAGTTGCGTTCTGATCTCGTCGAAGGCCGCCTGCGACAATCCCGAGTCGACGGTTCCTCCCTCGAGTACAGACATGGTCGGGTCGGCCTTGACGCGATCGAGACCAGCACGATCGATGATCTCCATCGACAATGAGCCGGTCTCATCGAGCGGTCCATTGCCGTGGACGTCCGCCTCCGCCTTGCTCAGCGAGCGGTCCAAGACCTCCATGCGGTAGGTCTGACCGTTCTCGAACCGCCGGCCCGCGCGCGACCGGCCGCCGTGGCCGGGGTTCGAGCATCGAATCTGCACGAACATCGGCTACTCCTCACACCGGGTGGAGAGGTGAGGCAGCGTGTAAGCCCCCACCGCCGTGGCCTCGGCTCCGTAGAGGTACTCCTTCCACTGCCACACGTGCGGGTCCTGCGGGTCGACCCGCGAGATGAGCCCGGTGGGCGGCGTCTCGACCACGTACATGAACGGCTTCATCACGCGCGTGTCGTGAAGGAACCAGGTGGAGTCCTCGAGGTCCGGGTTCATGATCGGAATGAGCAAGCCGCGCATCGCGGTGTTGCTCTTCGGGGCAGCGCCCACGACGTTGGAGGTGCCGCCGAAGACGCCCGCGCTGGAGATGGCCTCGGAGATGATGTCCGCCTCGAAGATGTTGCGGATGGCGTCGAACTGACCAGGGCCGTACTCGATGATGTTCGGCCGGATGCCCATGCGCTTGCCGTTCGCATCCTTGAGCTGCGTCATGTACTTGTAGCGCGCGGTCACGTTCGCCACGTTCAGCGTCATCGAGGTCCATAGGTTCTGGAACGTGGTGGTTCCGACGCCATTGAAGCCGACCGGGTGATCGGTGTCGTAGAAGAACTGGCCGTCGTAGCAGGTGGCAGTCTTGCCGTCGGTCTGCAGCTGCGTGATCAGATCGCAAGGAAAGCGCTTCTGCGCGACGCCCGCCGAGCGGAAGTGCGTGTTGGCGATGATGCCAACCTTGTCGTACTTCACGTCATTGCGCTTGAGCGCGTAGCTGAACTCCCAGTCGCCCTGCTTGACCGAGTATTCCCCGGTGCTCAGGCGTTGCGGGCGTCGCTCACCGATCCACTTGCGGAAGAGCGGCATCTCCGCCAGGAAGCCGAACACGACCTCCTCTGTGCCGGGCATCGACACCGTCTGAGTCTTGAACTCGTAGACGAGATCGATCCCTTCCTTGACGGACTCGACGCCCTCCAGGAAGGCGGTCGAAAACGCCAGGTCGGCGTCGAGCAGTCGTTGCTGAAAGGGCACCATGTTCGTTCTCCTGTTTGCTGGTCGTTACGGCGATGGAGGTTGAGGAGTTGCGGCCTAGGTGAAGGTGCAACCGAAGCTGTTGGCCAAGTACCAAGCGCCCGCGCCGGCCCAGATCAATTCGACCGAGTCACCGACAGCACCGAGCGCGGTCACCGTGGCGAAACCGCTCGGGGTCGCCGGGGTCAGTGTGCCGACCGGGGAGCCAGCGATCTGGACGACGACGATCGTCTTGCGTTGGCCGAGGAAGAGGCCGTTGGCCAGCGTGAGCGCCTGCGCGCCGGTGGCGAGATTGAGCGTGGTGATCTCGGTGTTGACCGACACGGCGCCGCTCGCGACGGCCGCCTCGACCGATCCCGGGCCCTGCCACGCCGTGCCTTGACCGGTGCGACGGTTCGGCGTGTTGATGCCGATCCCGACCCACGCCTTGCCGGTTTCGACGAGAAAGAGCTGACCAGCGATCGGCCGCCCAGCGCCGGGCAGGCGCGAGATCGTCTGATCGTCCAGCACGTAGACGTCGTTGCCCTCGTCGGCTGCGGTGACCGCGTCGGTCGAGGTTCCGATCTTCATCGGGAAGATGCCCATGCGGACCGAGATCTTCACCGCGCCGTCGGCCAGGCCAGTGGTGTCGACCTTCGGGTGGTTCTCGAGTTCGGCCCATCCGACGACGCGCAGACCGGCCGTGGCCGCCGCCGGGACGAGGAAGCCGCTGGAGTTCTTCGCGACCAGTGCGCCACCGTAGATGACCTGGGTCGCAGCCACGCCGAGGCCGATCTCGAAGATCGGAGGCGCCATGTTTTCGAATTGAGCCCGGGGAGCGGCGAGAGCAGTCATGACGTGGTGTCCTTTCGGTCAGATGGTGTCGTGTGGAATGGAGTTCGGCGGGCGACTAGCCCGTGCCGGCGGCCATCGCGGCATTGCGCGCGACGCGTTCCTTCTTGGCCTTGAGCACGTTCTCTTCCTTCCAGCCGTGACGCTTGGCCAGTTCCTTATCGCCAGCGGTCAGCGTCACGATCTCGCCATTGGCGTCGACCGGGGCCGTGGCGCCTTCGGTCGAGACAACCTTCGGCATCGCCGCAATGATCGCGGTCAGCCACTCGATGCCTTCACGCGACGGCTTGCCGCCGCCCACGCCGAGGGCGCCCTTCTCGAGCGAGGCGCGGACGGTGCCGGCAATTCCAGCGACGCCGGGAACCTTGCCCTCCTTGGCGCCGTTGTCGAGCACGGTGGTCAACTCGGCGCGCAGTGCGGTCGCCTGAGCCTTCTCCGACTCGGCGGCGAGCACGTCGTAACCGTCGGCCTTCTTCTTCCAGCCTTCGATCGTGCCCAGCGCGGCCGGCAAGGACGCCTGCCCAGTGAGAGCGAGCGCCTGCGTGCGGAAGCCAGCGATCGCCGACAGCTCGGTCACGAGCTCGTGATCGGTCGCGGTCGCCTTCAGCCCCACGATCGACAGCATCTTCGGCGCCGCTCCGCACGCGGTGCACATCACCTCGTCGCCGTCGTTGTCGTCGGTCGGGGCCTTGAGCGCCTTGAGGCACGCCTTGCATTGCATCTTCTTCGCCATGGGTCGATCTCCTGTGGGGCTGGTTGCGGACGCGGCCATGAGCGGCTCGATACCGTCGAGGGCCTCAACGTTCGTGAGAGCGACGTTCAGGATTTTCTGAACGCGCATCGTCTTCGGGTCGTGGAAGAAAGCCGGCGAGAAGCGGGTATATTCGCGCGCGGCGATCAGGCCGGACGCGCGCGGCGTCCACTTCACATTGGTCGCCCATAGCTCGCCGTTGCGGACTTCTGGCGTCCACGAGTAACAGGACGCGGGCGCCTCGATCGGTGGATCGGCGAGCGCCTGGTGCTCGTAGTCCATCGTGAGGGTCGACGCCTTCTTGGCGTATGCCGACATCACTGCCTCGGCGGCATCGTCGTCGAAGATGAACGTCCCTTTGTCGCTCGTGTTCGCGCCGGCTCGGAAGATCCTGAACTCGGTTGGCGGCTGCTCGTTCGCCAACTCAAGTGGCGATGCCGTCGCGACCGCGCCAAGGGCGGTGATCCGAGATCGGATGCTGGCAACGGAGGCTTGCTTCACCCCCTCAGAATCGGCGTGCCGATTTTGCCCTCAAATAATCGGCGGACGGAAAATGGGATATCCCGAACTAGCCGGTGTCTTGATCCGTCTCGGCCGCGAGCGGGGCGGGGTAGTCCCGCGGGGCTGGCGCCCAGTCGCGGCCACCGCCTGACGGCGCCGCCCCGAACCCCGGCATCGCGCGCACGTTGGGCGGGTTGTCCGTGATCCCCTGGCTCTCCGCCTGATCTCTGCTCAGCGTCGTGACGCGATGCCTGCATGAAAAATGCAAAGGTGGGTAGTGCGTCTGCCACCAGGCGTGGTCAGCCGGTAGGCAGACGTTGGCGTCCATGATGGGGCCGCACGTCTCCTCGTCGTTGCGTGAGTCCTCGGGGCCATCGAATCGCCAGTACGGTCGGTCTTCGGCAACGGCCGGGGCGGTGGCTGCCTCATACCTCCCGGCGTTCAGCGCGCCCATGACATTGGTCCTGAATATCGTCTCCAGCCGCGCGGGGTTCTCGCCGCCCCAGTCGTCGGAGAGCTGCGAACCGACCTCGGCCTCGAAGTCATCGAAGGTCGTCCCGTCGCGGACGGCCCTCTCGACCGCCTCATAGACGTCGGCCACCACGTCGAGTTGGGCGACGTCGGCGACTGTGAACGCGAACTCTCGCTCGTTATCTAGCAGCTGGTCATAGACGTCGTCCGTCATCGGGACGCGCTTGCGCAGCGCGCGGATCGCCTCCTCGAACTGCACCGGGTCGTCAGTCGCCGCCATCAGAGAGCCGGCTCGACGTGCATCCAGCCCTTGCGGTCGTTCGGGATCGTGATCGGGTCACCCGACTGGAGGACGACGTGCCAGTAGAAGTCGTACTCACCGCCGACAACGGGCGCCTGAACGTGCCACTCGATCCCGCCTGCGGTCGGGTCGCCGACAATGGTGACCGTCTCGGCCACCGTGTCGGCGTCGAGCGCAGAGAACTTGCTGCGGTAGCGGATGGTCACGGTCGCGCCGGTGAGGTCGATCTGAACGCCGCCGACCATCAGCGTCTTGGTCACGATCGGGGCGGTATCGCCTTCGCCGAAAAAGATGTCTGGGCTCATGAGGTCTGACCAGAGGATCCGCCCGCTGAGGTCGGTCCTCCAGAACCGGCCGAGGCGGCAGGGCCGCCGCCGACAGAGACGCGGGGAACGGCGGCCGGCGTCCTGGCAAGCGTGAGTGCGCGGGCCGCTGACACGATCCAGCCGAACGTGGCATCCCACAGCCGCAATGCGTCCGTACGAGGCGAGCGCAGCGGTGGTGCATCGGGCGGGAGAGGGGGCGGCGTCAGGATGACCGCGATCTGGACCGCGGCCTGGCGCGCGGCATCGGCGACGAAACGGCCAAGCCATGGCTGAAGGACCGGCGATGGCGGCGGTTGGCTAGCGGATGAGAAAGGCGCCACGCCAGCGCGCGCGGCTGGCATCGACGTCGCTGCATCCATGATCGGCGGCTGCTGTCTCGGTGGCGGGATGAAGAGGTCGAGCAGGATGGCTGATAGGCTGGTCCCGCGGGCCGGCGCGGTCTGCGCATCGGGCCATGCCAGCGGCTGGCGGCCCGTGTTCAGCGGGGGCGCGTCTACCGTCGGCGCTGGCGGGATGATACCGGGTCGCCGCGCTGGCGCGGGGTCTGGATCGGGCCATGGCCCGGGACGCGGCCTGAATATCAGCGGCGGTGCGTCGGCTGGCGGACCGGCGATGAATGCCGCGAGCCATGCGCGAAGCTGGGCGATCTGCTGGTCTGGCCACGTCGGCGCCGGCGCGCGGGCGGCCGGGACGAACGACGCTGCGACCACCTGCAGGACGGCGGCGATCTTCGAGCTCGGCGGCTGGATGGGAGGGTCAGGCCACGCCGCGGACTGGGGTGCCGCGCGCGGAAGCGGTGCCGACCCCGAGGGCAGTTGGGTGGCGATCTTGACGGTCGGCGGCTGGCCAGGGGTGTCGGGCCATGCTGGGATCGTGAGCGGCGTCCGGGGCAGCGGGGCCGATCCAGACGGTAGAGAAGTCGCGATCACGACCGGTGGTAGCGGCGGCGGAACGTCGGCCCATGCCCAGCGCCATGGCGTCGGCGGGATGGCGATCGGTGGTGCGACGGGGATGGACTGCGGGAGCACGCGCGTGGGCGGTCGTTGCTGGAGGCCGGGGTCGAGCGTCCACGTCGTCATGGATCGCGGCGGCACGGGCTGCGTTACAGTCGGCACGGGCGCCACAGCCGCGATGAACCGTCGGGGCTGGGCATACGAATCCGCCATGGCCCAAACGGCCGGGCGCGGCCACGTGTACGGGATGAACGCTGCGCCTCCAAACGTCGGCTCGTCCGCGCTGGTCTGCGGGGTGCCGTCCACTGTGGCGTTGTTGCCGTTGCCGCTCGTGTCGGTGCCGGCACCGGATCCCGTGAGCATCCGGTAGTAGGCGTAGATGTTCGTCGTGCTGACTGGGGCAAGTTGGGTCGCCTGCTCGGTGTTCCACTGCGCGGCCGTCAGTTCACGCGAATAGATCTTCCCCGCGCAGATGTGGCCGCAGAAGACGTCAGTATCGAGCGCGCCGGTGATGTCGGTGTTTGAGCCGCCGATGACAATCGCGCCGTCAATGGCCTCGCTGGATGGCGAGGTCTGTAAGATCTGAGTCCCGTTCAGGATGAGGGTGAAATTCGTCCCATGCGACCAGCCTAGATGGAACCATGTGAGATTCGTGATCAGCGAACCGCTGCTGTAGGGCGTGTTGAACCCGCCCTGGACTATCTCGATGTCGATCTCGAAGGTGGTGTTATCCAGGAAGACGCGGATCGCATTGGTAATCGTCCCGCTGGAGGTGACCGTGAAGAGGTGTTGGCGTCCGCCGAAGTTATCGAGGCCAGCGTCCATCCGCTTGAAGAACGCCCCGCCCGATACGATCCCGCTCGTGAACGTGTGGGCGGGGATGACGATGCGATCGGCGGGGTTGACATTTCGCCCGCCGAAGGTCCCGTCCTGTGAGTCGTAACTCGCCATGGATCAGGCCCCCTGGCTCCCCGCCTGGGCGCCGCGAACCGGGGGCACAGCCGTCGGCACGACCGCGGCGACGCCCGCGACGTTCCCAGCACGCAACTCCAGGATCGGGGCTCGCCCGAACGTGGGATGCGTGACGCTGATCCAGTCGACGATCACTGAACTGGTCACGAGCTGCGCGAAGAGCGCCGCCAGGAGGTCTCGCTGAGCCTGCAGGTCGGCTGTCCTCGCCAACGCCCGTGCATTTGCGATCGCGAGCGCGATCTCCGTCTGCTGGTTGACGGCGTTCGGCAGGTTGCTCAGGACGAACGCGAGATCGTAGAGGCGCGGGATCCTGGCTCCGATGTTCGGCGGGGTCTCGGTGACCAGGAAATAGTCCTGCGCGAGCAGGCGATCGTAATCGCGCGCGTCCGGGTTGCGAAACCAGAACGGCAGAACGTCGTTGATCTCGGCGACGCGCGTGATCACGAGGGGCCGCAGCCCCGGTGGACCGACGAGCGCCAAAGGGCGCTCCTAGCTAGCGGGCGTGAAGTCGACGAAGAACTCGCGCCCCTCGGTGAACTCCTTCGCGTTCTCGGGTCTCACCATGAGCAACCGGATCTCTCCGCCTGGCGAGGCACCGAAGAAAGCGACGTTATCCTCGGGTGCGGGGACCTCTGGCGACAGGATCGCGTCGGCCCTGATGTCAGGGACGTATGCCGTCTTGGCCGCGATCTCCTTGATCGGGGCGAGCACGATGTTTTGCCCGCCGTTGAAGGTGAAATCGACTCGAAACTTGGTGCGCATGGCGGTTAGTCCTCCGAGAAGACGACTTCGACTTGCCAGTTGCTCAGCGAGGAAGCGGCGACCGGCAGAAACACGCCGAAGCCCGCCGTGCTGCCCGCCTGGAGGTTGATGAAGTCTTCCGGGGTGGCGATCCACTCGTAGCCGTTGAGCACGTTGAAGGTCGACTCCTTGCGGACGGTCTTGGTGCCGCCGCCTTCCGCCGAGGCGTTCACGCCCGAGGTCCCGGCCGCGCCCGCGGTGCCGCCGGTGATCGCCGAGGCCGGGTCGCCGAGGGTGATCGTCTTGGGGGTCGACGACGTCAGCGTCGGGAACGCAGTCACCTGGGTGACCAGCTGGATCCGCTGCATCGCGCTGGTCGTCGAGCCGGACTGGCCGACGGTGACGCGCTTGATTCTGATCTGCGGGGAGGGGCCCGCCGCCGGGTTCAGGAAGGCCAGCGTGACGGCCTGGTTGGCCAGCGTGAGGCCGCCGGCATTGAGAGAGTACAGACGCGCCATGATGATCTCCTGTTGGATGGACGCCGCGCGAGGCGGCTGAAGTGAGACCACTCTCCGCGTCCTGTTTCGGCCCTCAAATTCTCGCCCCGCCAAATCTTTGAGCCCGCCGCACTGCGGGTTCACGCTCGGGCCACCAACCAACCAGGAGCACCGCCCATGCGCGTCAGCCTGTCCCGCCTCATCGCCGCCGTTTCCATCGCCGTCTGCCTGCTGTCTTTCGGCGCCTACGTGTCGTCCTGCGCCACCGCGGCCAGCACGGTGACGAAGTGCGCGCCGACAGTCACGCCCGACCTCCTGGCCCTCGTCAGCTCGGCGCTGGGTGACCAGGCCTCGCCCGATGCCTACGTTTCTGACCTCGAAGATCTGGCCGTGCGCTTGGGTCTCTGCACGGGCGTGATCGATTCGGCGGTCGCCCAGGTGATCGCCGATTTGCAGAAGCAGGCCACCGGAGCCCAGGTTGACCCGCTCGCCGCGGTCAAGATCGCTCGCGGCAAGGAATGGCTCGCGAAGCACTCCCTGCAGGCCGACCGATCCCCGGTCTACTGGCGCCTTGGCGAGTACAGGGCCTGGCTGTCGCTCAACGGCGTGACCGTCCGCGAGCCGCCGCGCGCCGAGCCCTGCTGACAAGGCTCAGGCCGGGTGGGAGATGGGGGACGACGATGGCGAATTCTTCGACGACGACTCCCCGACGCTCTACGATCCCGGGGTAGTCCCCGAACGCGAGATCGCCGGCGAGTCGACGCCAGAGACCGCAACCGATCCCGCCCTCCTCGACGTAAGCGCCGGCCGGGCCGAGCCGTCGGCGGTCGACGATTGGCTCCTCGGCTTTCAGGCCGGCGTGGCCGCGAAGACCTCGGATATCCGCCGGGCCATCATCGCCGAGACCATGGCCAGGGGCGCGCCGCGGTCGGCGGCTGAGGCCTTCGCTGAAGCGGTGCTTTTCCGCGCCCTTGGTCCGGGGTAGGCTCGCCGACTTGCCGACCGATCCGATTCGCGAGCAAGACCGCGCTGCCCTTCTGCGGCGGTCGCTTGGCCGTGACGACCTGGCCGATGAAATGACCGCCAAGCGCGCCGAGAACCGGATATCCGCCGAGATCGATGAGGGTCCGCCTCGCGACAGCGTGCGGGCGATGTTACGCGCGCTTCGGCGCCGGCTCTTCGGCTGACGGCGCCAGGAATCGATCGATGGCCTCCTCGAGCAATTCGCGCACGGGGCGGTCTTCCCGCGCGGCCCTCTCGGCCAAGCCGACTTTCAGTTCCGCTCGCACGTAGGCCGTCAGCTGCCTCTTCGGAGCGCCCTTCTTGGGCATCGTCACGCCGACCTGTGCTCCGCGTGGACATCGGCCCGCCCGGCCATGTGCGCCATCACCCGCGTGCGCTCCACCACCGTTGCGAGCCGAGACGGGTCGGCCTTGCGGTAGTGGGTGACCAAGCGCTTTTTCAGTTCACCGAACGGGTCGGGGTGGTCCGCCAAGCCATCGAGCAGGCCGCGCACGCCCGTCACGTATGGCGCCAGCGCTCGTGACGCCAGGCGGGTTGCGTTGGCCGTGAGGCGGTCGGCGTCGCATGCCTTCCCCTTGCGCGGCTTCACCGCCGCCTTGCTCGCCAGGGCCACCAGGGCTGCGGTAGTGCGGTCCACGTCGACCGCCGAGGCGCGTACCGGACCGGTCCCTGTGCGTCGCTTCAGCTTGGCCTTGAAGCGGTCGAGAGGCATCGACGACATGCCGCGGATAGCCCGGTCGCCGTCGTTCCGGTGAGCCATGTAAGCGGCCTTGGCCTCGTCGGCGCCGGCGAAGCCGAGCATCGTCTTGTCCTCGTCGTAGGACTTGTAGTCGGGCGCCTTGTTCTGGTGGATGACGTGGACGTTCGGTGCGTTCTCGTCGGGCCCGAGGTAGACGTCGAGCTCCTCGCCGTCGGCCCCCATGTGGCCCTCGATGAACCCGTAGTCGTGGAGCATCTTCGTGGAGCCGATCGTCTGACCGTTCGGGCCGGCGTCGCGCCAGATTCGCGTGGTGCCGGCGGCGTGCTCGATCGCGACCGGAAGGCCAGCGAAGGTGCGGCGTGGGTAGGCCGCGGGCGTCGTTGCGCGCAGGGCTGCCTTGCCCGACGGGTTGGCCCGGTCTTGCTCGGCGCTCGGCGGGGTGTCGTTTTGCTGGCCCATGAGGTCGCGCTGGGCCTGCATCTTCGCGGCGGCTTCCTCGTCGGCGATGGCCTTCTCGGCGGCGGCTTGCTCTTCGGTCTTCATCGGCACGCCGAAGTCTTCGCCGATCGCCCGCTCGTCGACCGGGATTCCAGCGCCTTTCAGAGCCGTGACGCCGTCGCCGGTCATCTTCATGGCCGTCGCCTCGGCGAGTTGATCCTTCGGCGGCTCGGTGACGTAGACGGGCAGCGGGGCCAGCGTCGGATCGCCGTAGTTCATGGTCGTCATCGGCACGATCACCTGGTCGTAGGCGGCGGTCGCAATCCCAGCGTCAACCTTGAGGCGATCCAGGCTCGTCGCGCGCTGGACCTCGCCGAGCGACTTGGAGCTCGACCCGTTCGACGGGCTCTCGGTCGTGAGGTTCTGGCCGAGCCAGAGGACTGCGATGTCCACGTCGAGCGCCCGCTTGAACTCCTGGAACGACTTCCATCCCTCGCCGCCGGCCGAGTCGGACACGTTCTCGATGTCGTACTGGTTGCCTTCTTCGCCCTTGCGGACGGCGATCACCGCCTCTGAGCCGCGATTCGAAATGTCGTTGAGGAACTGCTGGTCGACCTCCTCGTTCTCGGTCATCGGCATGATCGCCTTGACGATCCCGAGTCCCTTGGTCTCGTTCCAGCGAGCCCAATCCCGCTCGTCCCACTGGCGCATCACGTAGAGCTTGCCCATCGCGCGGATCAGCCCCCGCTTGAATCCCTCGCGGTAGCCGTAGGGGCACCACATCAGCCAGCGGCCGTCGCCGTTTGGGTTCTCGTCGAGACGAGGGAGATCGATCTCGCCATCCGCCGTCAAGATGCGGTAGCAGTCGCGCGCCCAGTCCCAACGAATGAACTGCGGGTGCCAGATCTTCAGACGAGGTATCCACGGCGGCTTGGACTGCGGGTAGATCTGTTCGGCAACGCCGATGCCCAGCAGAGTCCCCCATCGACACAGGTCGCCGATCACGCCAGGAGGAAAGATGCGGTCCCACTCGCCCGGCACGTCGTCGACCCCGCCGAGTTGCTGGGCCAGTTGCTGCGTGAGCTTCGTCCGTTCGGCGTCGGGCTTCGGCTCTTCGCCATCGGTCAAATCGAGCAATGACCGGTCGGCGGCCGGCTTCACGTTCAACGACGTCGCCCGAAGACTTCCTACCCGCGTCTCCTGCACGGCCTTGATGCGGTCGTCGCCCTCGATGGCGTCGCAGAGAAGCGCGGCGTCTCGCAGCGTCCCCTGACGGAGATGCCGCATGATCCCGATAATGTCGCCGATGTCGTCGGGGTCGATCAGGCTCTGCGTTGGGAGTTGGCGCAGCTGCGTTCGAAGAGTCGCCGCCCGCGCCTTCATTCCTGGGGTCACGGAGCGAGCGTGGGGGATATCCCGCCTACCCTCAAATACGGCGCCCAGCACCCGGTACGCGGGGCGCGCCGCCGACGCGGGCCTCCCCGAGCATCAGGTCGGTCAGCAGCCAGACCAGGGCGTCCATGCGGCTGGGACTCCTCATCCCCGCGAGCGGGTCCCACTGGGTCATCTCGTCCTCGAGCTTGCCGTGGGTTCCGACGTGGTGGACCTTCCCCTGTTCGTAGAGGGCGGCGATCGGCTCGGCTCGAATGATCTTTCCCCGGGAGGCGTGGACGGCCCGGTAGCTGACCGTGGCGTCTCCGTTGGCGCGGAGATTGGCCTCCACGAGGTCACCGCCGTTGTTAACCTCGCCGATCACCCGGTCGGCTCGGCGGGCATGGTAGGTCGTGCAGGCCTTCTTGGCCCACTCGGACGGGGTATAGATGCCCGACTCATCGTCGAAGACGAAGGCGTGAACCTCCCCCTTGCAGGCCGGTAGCATGCGGCACGGCGCGCGGCCGCCCGACACCATGCCGGTGAGATCGCTGTCCTCGTTGGCGGTGACGGCAGGATCGATGGCGATGGCTATCCGCTGCATCTCCATCGGCGCTGTCTGAACGCGCAGGGCGTCTATCATCGCCTGCCGCCAGAGGGCGCCGGGGTTGTCGTCCAGGATCTCGGCGTTCAGTTCTTGGCGGCCGAGGCGTGTACCTTCGTAGGCGTTGCGGATGGCGCGCAGGAACGACGCTGCCAGGTTGGGCGCATTGTCGAAGGTCGATCCCTTCGTGATGGCGACCGAAGGATCCTTGATCAGCGCCTTGATGATGGGCAGCGGTCGGGGCGTCGTGGTGACGATAGTCCGCGGGTGAAGACCTAGGCGCAGCCCAAATTGAAGCTGATCCCAGACGGCCTGCGGGTTGTGCCAGGCGGCTAGTTCGTCCGCCCACGCCCCATCATGCTGGGGGCCGCGGAGACGATCCGGCTCTTGGGCCGAGTACAGGGTGGCGATCGCGCCGTTCGGCCACGTGATCCGACGCTTAGACGGCTCGTACCGGCCCGGGAACTGCGCGCGCTCCGAGCAAGCCAGGATCCCGGACTCGCCCTCGACCATGACATCGCGAGCGTCGGCCGATGTCGGGGCGACGAGGGCCACCCGCCGGCATTGGCCCGTGATGATCCAATTTAGGATCGTCTCGGCGCCTACGCGGCTCTTTCCCCAGCCTCGGCCGGCGAGGATCAGCCATGTAAGCCACTGGCTTCGGTTGTCGTTCGCGGGCTCGAGCTGCTCGGGGCGGGCGACCCAGCGCCAGGCGTCCGCGATCTCTCGGCGCGCGGCGGCTGCCTCATCGGCCGTGTCAAACTGCGCGTCGAACGCCTCCAGGGATTCGAACTGAGCCAGGAATTCTATCCCCGCAGGGACGCCCACCGGCTATTCCCCTGGCTTCGGCCCTGGCTCGATCTCTGCGCGCTTGGCCGCCGCCACCCGGAAGAGGGCCTCCATCTTCGAGTTGACCGCTGCGCGCTGCTCCTGGATCTCGATCGGCTTGCCGTCCGGTCCCGACACCTCCATGCGGTCCCAGAATCCGGGGGTGTTCGTGTGGCGGCCTGCGATCTTCACCATGCTCGGCTTGTCCCAGAGCTTGATCTCGACTTCCCGGGTCGTGTTGCCATCCTCGTCTCTCGTGATGCGGTGCTTGATGGACGACACGGCGGCATGGGCGTTTGTCGGGGCATCAGGCGCTAGCGTGATCTTGCCGAAGTCATCGACCTCGAAGTGAGTCAGGTTCGAGAACGCCAGGGCGGCGAGCTCGCGGAGCACCCTGTCTTGGGTGATCTCGACCCGGGCTAGACGCTTCTCCTTGGCCGCCGCGATGGCCTCGGCAACCCTAACATTTGCTAACAACCTCGGACCCTGAACGTGGACCGTCTTGGCGCTGAACCCCGCACGCTCCGCGGCCTTGGTGGCGTTGAGGTCGATGAGGTACTCCTCGACGAACCGCGCCTGGCGTGGGGTCAGCTTCTGCGGCACAGATCCACTGTCCGCCGCGAAAGCGGGCCCCTCAAAGATCGGATATCCCGCCGCGCCTCAGGACCGGAACCCCCGCGGACCACGCCGCCACTTCGCCTTGGCGCACCCGCCCTTCTCGATCTGGTCGACCCGCTGCATGGTGATGTTGAGCAGCTCCCCGACCCGCTCCTGGGAGGCGTCGTCGCCGCGCAGGGGACCGCGGAAGGAGCACGTCTCCTCAAGCTCGTCGAAGTCCCGGCCCGGGAAGTTCTCCTTGATCGTGGGCCTGAGCATGTTGCCGGTCGCCTCCTTGACCTCGATCTGGAGGTGGTGGCGGCAGCTGGCCCAGGGGCAGGGGAGGCAGGGCCCGTGGCTCACCACCAGGTAGCCCTGTCGGAGGCAGTCGCCCAGGAGAGTGGGTCGGGTCTCGTAGAAGACAGCCAGGCGGGGGGCGTCGGCGTCGAGGCTGGCTCGCTCCGACTTGGTAAGAGCGTCGTTGCCTATCGACTTGGGGCGCACCCAGCGACGGGTGCGGCGAAGGGGGCCGGTGAGCGGGAGGTCGAATTGCCGGGGCTGCCGGGCCTTGGGCCGCGGGAATCGGCACTGGTGACCGGGCTGGCGGGGCGCGATCCTGAGGGCGAACGCGAGCAGCTGTTGCCCCGGCCGCAGCGGGATCGCCGGCGGTAGGTCGTCGTCGGTGACGAGGCGGAGGTGGCGGGCGGCGGCGATCATGCGAACTCCTTCCACGCCGTCTTCGGGCGGCCGCATTTCTTCGGGACGAATGCCGCGACCGCACGATCAACCTCGGTGAAGGGGAAGCGCGTCTGCCGGACGCTCTTCGAGTCGGTGGCCAGTCCCGCGCGAAGCAGGCGCGTTAGCATCCGAGCAGGCGCCATGCAGTATCGATCTGCGGCCTCGCGCAGAGACTCCGCGGGGGCGGTCTTCGGTGATGGCTCCGGGCGCCTCGATCGCTGCCGATCGCGGACGCCCTCTCGACGAAGGCAAGCCGCGCACTGCTTGCGTCCTTCCGCCACCGGCGCATTCGCGCAGGCGGCGCAGAGCCCGAGTGAGAGCCTCCCTTTCCTGATCCGATCGACTGCGGCCCTGATTCGCACGCGGCACGCTTCGCACTCGCTGAGGCCCGGGACCAGCGGAGCAAGTCCGCAGATTCCGCAAAGGCCAGCGGCGATGCGCCGCTCGGACCTCGCGGCGATCCAGTTGGCCATGTAATCCAGGCAGCGTTGGCAGCGCTTGCGACCCTCCACGCACTGCGCCCCGCATTGGGAGCAGAGACCAGATGCCACGAACGCGGCACGGAGGTTCTGCGTGTAGACACGTTGCTTCGTCTTGCGATGCTGCCTCTGGCACGGAGCGCAACGCTTTGACCGGGCAGACCGCGACCGTGCTCCGCACGGGCACAAATTGCGCGGCTTGGCTGGCGTCATGCCGGATCTACCTCCTTCGCCTTGGCCTTGCGCGTCTTCGGCTGCCTCAGCCCAGTCCCTCCGCACCCCCCGCAAACCGTCCCCTTCGGTGCTGCGAGTTCCCCTCGGCACCTCGCTGGCGTAACAGCCCCGGCCGCAACGAAATAGCAGGTTGCCGACGGGCACGCGGGGCACCTGTAGTGGCGCAAGTGGCCGTAGCAAAACCTCTCGACCAGTTCGCGCCAGCAGAGGGGGCAGAGTGGAGGGGATTGGGTCAAGCGTCCGCCGGCACTTTAGGTGGGGTGGCCGCCATCGTTGCTGAGTCCACAGCGCGTCGGGCGTGGACCGCGAAGGCGTCGATGTCGGTGGTCTCAAGCGAGAACTCGAACGGTCTGCCGTCCTTGGTGGCCTCCATGCCGATGACGGTGTCGGGGCTGGCCGCGTTGCGGATCCAGATCGAGAACTCGTCGAAGCCAGCGGCCTCCATCTTCGGGCGCAGTTCGTTCTTGAGTGCGAGAAGCTTCTCTTGCGCGTCGTTGCCGAAGATCTCAGGCCGATCGAGCTTCGTCCAGTGGATTAGCGCGTCGTCATCAACGTCCATCTCGGCCAGCCAGGGGCAGCCGTCTGTGTCGACCGCAATGAACCGGTCGGCGCCGAGCGCGATCACCGTGGCAATGTCCGGCTCCCATCCGAGGAGGTTGTCGTTGACGACGGGCTGCCGCGCGACCGGCGGCTCGGCTCGCTGGAGGCGCGCCGCCCGCCGCAACTCGAAGCTCAGCCAAATGATGATCCCGAGCATGGCAACTGCCACGACCCATGGGGCCGCCTGAAAGATCATCGTTCGCCCGCCTTCCTCGCCCGCCTTGCCGCCCGATACCTCGCTACGTCCCGCTTGGACGTGTCCTTGTGCTTGGAGCAGAGCATCCCGAAGGCTGGGGCGGCGCGGTTGGGGCACTTCGGGACGGGGCAGAGCTGGGGCGGGGCCTTGCGGCGGTGACGCCTGGGGGCGATGCCGACGGCCTCCCGAATCGCCGGGGCCGCCTCGAGTTGGTCCATGGCCCGGGTGAGTCGGGACTCGATCTCGTCCACCATGGCGGTGTGCAGGGCGAGGGTGAATCGGTCGGTCAGCTCTCGTATCTCGGTCGTTCGGTCCATGGGGTCTCCTGGGGTTGGTTAGGGGGTGGTTGCTTGCCGGCGGTTCATCTCGGCGAGCCAAGCGGCGTAGCCGGCCTCCGCTCGAGCGAGGTCTTCGGGCGTGCCGGCCCAGCCGATGCCGCAGCACGGGCAGTGGAGAGTGGCGTCGTCGGGACCCTCCCAGCGGGTGACGCTGGCGGAGCGAATCGGGGTCCCGAGCCCTTGGTCGCCGCCGCCGCACTTGTTCGGGCAGTCGGGGGCATCGACGTGCGGGAGCACCTTCAGAAGGCCGGCTAGATGGGACTGTCTCACCGTCCCGCCTCGGGGAGCAGTCCCCAGGTCACAGTTTCATCGACAGCGAGAGGGGCAGGGCGAGGGAGGCGGTAGTCGGCGGGGAGGTGCGTTCCAGTGGCCCGCGTCTTCGCTGCCAGCCAGCTCTCGTGCTTCAGATAGCAGGCGTCGCACCAATGTCGGTCCAACCGCCCGTTGCCGACGACCCGCAAAGTCACCGTTGCGTCATGGCGATCACAGCGCGAGCACAGCACGAGCAACGCCTCCGCGACTTTATGCTTCGCCGGTCGATTCTCCGCGGAGTTTCCCGCCTGCGCCGACATAGGACGGTCTGCGGGTACAACTTGGGGTGCGGGGGCTGGCTTCTGCGCGTAATCGATGCCGAGGTAGAACGGATCGACCACGAAGCCCTGGTTGACCATGGCCCTGAATGATCCCCTGAACGTCGGAGGCTCCCTGGCGGGTGCGGCCGCGGCCTGCTCCATGGGAGGGAGGCGAGCGTCGCGGCACTCCAACGAGCACCAGTGAGGGCCCGTCCTGTCAGTCCCCGCTTCGCAGTGCGCGAACACTCCCCCCATCACGCCCTTCTCGTGCCCGGGCCCCCAGGGGGACTGCCCGCCGCACCATGTCTCGCACTTGCTCCTGTCGGGCTGCTGAGGCTGGGGCGCCTCCTCGTCGAGGAGGCAGGATTCGACGAATTCGTTGGGCCTTGTCCAGTCTTCCACCCGCCCGATGTCCACCCGTTTGGTTGTGAGATTGTTTGCGGTAACTGCGAGTACCTCTAACTCGAACCTGGCATTCGGCGTCACCAGCCTCTGCCCCACCCTCATCCCTCTCCAGGTAGGGGGCTCGGCGGGAGGGGAGGCTTCGAGGCAATGCCGGGCATCGGGCCACATCTCCCGATTCGGGTGCCAGCCGCCGTGAACAAATCCCGCCGTTCGCGGGCACGGAACATTGCTAGCCAGATCGAACCAGCCAGGGAATCCCGACCGCGGCTTGTCGCTGGTGACCACCTTGCAGCCGCAGTTCAGTTCCCACGTCTGACGCGGGGCTGGCTGCGGATCAATGCCTTCCGTCGATTCGTTGCTCATCTCGTCCCCTCCCTGTTTCGTTGCGTGCGTTGAAATTCGAACCAGTTCAAATAGTCGGACTCGGTTGGCGTCGGCGTCGTTGCCGGTGGCCACGTCCTCCTCGCTGCCGCCTTCCTGGCGTTGCGGGAGGCGGCTCGGCGCTTCTTGACTGCGGGGGAGTGGCGGCTCATTCGTCCTCCGCGAATGGGTCGAATCCAAGGCGCTTGATCCGCGCTGCCGATCCTCTCAACTCGCATGCTATGCAACGATGCCTCCACGGCGGGATCAAGGCGCCGCACGAGCACATCGGGAGGGATTGCGGGCGAGGATCGGGGTTGGTCACCGCGGGGGCATAGCCTTCGGGCTCTTCGCGTCTCATGCGACCTCCGGTTGCGGCACGAACAGCCCACATTGCGACGTCCGCTTCCGCGCCAGCTCGGCATAGGCTGGGTTCAACTCCAGCAGGATCCATTGCCGCCCGAGTACTTCCGCTACCTCTCCGACCGTCCCGCTTCCGCCGAACGGATCCAGCACGACGCCACCCGCAGGACAGCCAGCCAGGATGCACGGCTCGACTAGCTTCTTCGGGAAGGTCGCGAAGTGCGATCCGCCATAGGGCTCCGTTGCCACCGTCCACACGGACCGCTTGTTACGATGTGATCTATTGTCCGGGGCTGGATTGCGTCGGCCGCCTGTTTGTGGCGACCCTGATTCAATGTAAGCACGCTGAGAATAATTTAGATTGTATCGTTGCCGCTCTATGCCTGCTTTTGCCATCGGCTCTCGGATCGCTTTGTCGTCGTAGAAGTACTCCTGACTCTTCGTGAGGAGAAACAGGTACTCATGAGCCTTCGTCGGGCGGTCGCGGACCGACTCGGGCATCGGGTTAGGCTTGGACCAGATCACGTCAGAGCGCAGCCACCACCCGTCGGCCTGGAGGGCGAAGGCGATCCGCCATGGAATCCCCACCAGGTCCTTCGGCTTCAGGCCAGAGATCGGCATTCGGTTCGGCTGGGTCATTGGACCGATGGCGGCGATCGCGGTGTGCTTCCCGCAGTGAGAGCCGTCGCGGAGCGCCCGCGTCTTAACCCTCAGGATGGCCGGTTGGTCCCCTCGGCCGTTGGCCAGCCGCTCGCCTCGGTATCCTCGCTTGTCGTCGCGGATTCGATTCGCCTCGCCGCGCCAGCGTGTGCCCTGTTCACCGCCGCCCGGGCATTCGCCCGCCTTGCCGGCGCCCGTCGCATAGCAGTCGCCGATGTTCAGCCAGAGCACACCGTCGGGCCGCAGCACGCGGCGAACCTCCCTGAAGACGCCAACCATCTTCGACACGTACTCTTCGGGCGTTGTCTCCAGTCCGATCTGGCCCGCGACGCCGTAATCGCGAAGGCCCCAGTAGGGCGGCGAGGTAACGACGCAGTTGACCGAGTCGGACGGCATCTCGCGCATGAGATCGCAGCAATCGCCTACGCGGATGTCGGCGTGCTTCACAGCAGCGACCCCTGTGCGACAGCGCCGTGGTAGCCGACAGGAAGAGCCCGGGTATTGACGAGGCGTTCTGTGGCGAGGGCGTGGTACTTCTCGTCGCGCTCGAAGCCAATGAATCCCCGCCCAAGGCGCAGCGCCGCAACGCCCGTCGTCCCGCTGCCTGCGAACTGATCCAGGATCGTCTCCCCCGGGTCGGTGAAGTCCAGCACCAAGGCCTCCATGAGGGCGACGGGCTTCTGGGTTGTGTGGACGCGGGCGTCGAGTCCGCTGCGGTTACGGTCGATGGCCGTGGGCACCGAGTAGATCCCCGCCTTGCCGCCACCGTTCCAGCACTTCTTCCCCGGCTGGTGCGCGACAACGATTGCCTCGAAGCCGACCGCCGGCCGGTCCCCAGTGAACTGCGGCGCGCCTCCGAGCTTCAGCCACGCGGCAGTGCGAAGGTATTCGAGGCCCGCGCTGACAAGCGCCCCACGCCAGAGGTGCGAGGACTCCACATCGCAGAAGACGAGCACCCAGCGGCGGGCGAGACGGGCGAACTGATCGGCGGCGGATTCCATCTGGTCTTGGGCGATCGAATCGAAGCCGAGGTCGCGGCGTTCCGAGATCTCGTCCTTGGCGCCACCGACATGCGTGACGGTTAGCCCGCGCCGAGACTTCGAATGGACATGCTCGGAGTACGGAGGATCGGTGACCACCACGTCCACCGATCGATCCGCCATTGCCGGCATTCCACCCGCGTGGAGGCAGTCCCCGAAGCGAAGGTCGTAGCTCACAGAAACCCCAGCCCCCTCGCAGCCACCCACGCCGCTCCGATGATCGCAGCAACAACAGCCACATCACCCCAGGGGCTAGGAGGGCGGTAGAAGCGGACGGTGGTGGAGGCTTGGAGGCGGGTCACAGTAGCACTGTCCCTTCGCCCGGGGTTGTCTCGTCGGGCATGTGCACCCAGAGGTCGAGAAACACGCCGAAGAACTCTTGGTTGTCGCGAATCAGGAGGGCGATAGCTTCGCGTGCTGTCGTTCCCTCATCGCCCTTGATCGACGGTTCGTCGAACACCGACGCCCGCCACCGCATTATTCCGCTCGCGTCCATGCGACACGCGAACACAATTCGCCGCCTCACATCTCGCATGGGTCACCGCTCCTTTGCGTCGTCGCCCTGGGCAGCGCCGGCCGCTTGCCCTGCTCCAGCTGTTCCACCACCGACATCACCAGCCCTTCGAGCAACGTCCACCTGTCCGCCCTCGCTCTCCTCACCGCCTCTCTCAACACGAGCGCCACCTGCCCTGGGTCGATGGGGGGAGCGCAGTGGGGGCCGATGCGGCGGCTCATAGAGAGGCTCCCGCCTGACGCCGCGTCTCGCAGTCGTCGCATGGAAACCCGCGGACGTCGCCGCTTCGCTCGAGCGTCCACCGCTCCGCGAGACGCGCCGTTGCATGCTCCTCGCAGAGCCACGCGAACGACGACCATTCCCGCGTGATCCTGAAAATGCCGACGTTCGCCGGGGAGGCCGAAACTTCTCCCCCGGCTGCGCTCCGCCGTGTCTCGGTACTGCGAGGCTCCCCAAATGGAGCCCCTCCGATAGCGGTGGTGTCGGCTGCGCTTTCCCTCACGCCGGTCAACGGACGTTGGGCAGTATCAGCCCTCCGTCCTCGCGGCTCGGCTTTAGGTAACTTGTCGAAGAGGCCGGCGGTCATGGCACGTCTCCGCCCGGTGGCCGCGCCTTCTCCTCGGCGAGCCGGTGAACGACATCGATCACGCCACTGGCACCGCCGATCATCTTTGGGGGCGTCCTGCCGCCGATGGCGATCGGGACTGGGGCACCGCCGAATGCTCCCCGACAGGGCTCGGCCGCGGGCAGTTGGGCAACCGGCTTCGCCCGGAAGGCCGCATAGAGCTCCTCGAACTTTTTCCGGTCCCACACGAGGTCACGCAGCGACCGGCCGCATAGAAACTGCCAGCCTCCGAGGTTACTCACCACGGCGTTCACGAGCGGCCCGAAGTCCACCGACGTGGTGTAGTCGTGTCGGTCCATTGCGCTGCGCACGGCACCCCATGCCTCCGCCGTCTCGGCGGCTAGCGCCCGCGCACCGCCCGCGCCGGCCAGGTCGAGCAGCTCGGCCGGGGTTGGCATGAAACGGCACTCCGCCAGCGCCCGCTTCGTTGCGATGGCTAGGTCGGGCGCTGGGATGGCCTCCAGGACAAGCCAGTAGGCCGCCACGGCCTCCTCGGTCAGGATTCGGCTGAACGCCCCGCTCAACATCGCCATCGCCGACACGAACGATTCGCGCTTCGTCACTTCGATTCCTTCCTGAGGAAATTCCCAAGCACTGCGACATTGCCGGATGCCCCGTTTGACCTACGGACCGGGGCGGCCTCATATTCCTCTTCCCAGCCTCGGGCAGCGATCCAGCGGCACACGTCCTTGGGGTATTCGCCGACCTGCGAGAGATACTCACCCCACTTCGGGATCAGGATCTCCGCCGCGGGCTTGCCCTTCTTTGACCACGCGCGCAAAGCGTCAGACTTCAGGCCCTTGCTGCGCGGCGACGTGATCCCTGACCAGAACGCCTCAAAGGCAGCGGGATAGACGAATGGCGCTGACTTCGCTGGCCTCGCGCGATCATCTCCAAGATCCTGACTCAGAGCCGGATCTGAGAGAGCGGGAGAAGACTTCGGATCGGATCCGGAATCAGACAGATCATGACGAACCACTGCATTTGGTGGGTTTTCCGACTTACCCACTGAATGCGGTGTGATCGTCGGGTCATTTAACCCACTGTATGTTGTGGTCGAAGGGGCCGCATGCGGTGGGTTTTCGGGTCGGCGATCGCCTGCATTTAGTGGGTTAGCGCCCCAGCGTTTCTGCATCCAAGGAGAGAGCGTTGCGATCTTCACGGGCGTTGCCTTGCGCTCATGGGTGGTCCAGCGGGCGCCGCACTCGCACCCCCGTCGCCGCGTCACGCAGCGGCCTTCATCGATGAGACGCGAATCAATCACGCCGCTCTCCGATCCGCAGGCTGGGCATTTCATTCACGCCATCCCCTTACGGAATGGGGATATTTGCCTCAGGTTTATCGACCCCGGGGCACTAACGATCGCATCAACCAAATCTTCGCTTGGTCTGGTCACTGCCATAGCGGAACCGACACAATGGTTCACCTCATGCTCGTCGGTCATGAGCACGCCATCTGACTCAAGGGCGGTCACGGCATCTGCGAATCCCCTGAGCAACGGGATAAGCCCGTCCGGGAATGCCGAAATTGACATCTGTAAGGCAGCCCTCTCTTTGGTTATCCATGCATGACAATCCTCGCAGACGTAATCAAAGAGCTTTCGTCGTACTCCCATGGCTTGGCACCGCGGCGATAGAACTTGTGATGGACGTTTAGGGTCTTGTCTTCCGCCAAGCACGCCTTGCAAGCGAACCCATCGCGTTCCATCACCTTCAGGCGCATTCTCTGCCAGCGTGGATCGCGAAGAAGCTGCCGATATTCCTCGCTGGCCACCTACGCCGCCTCCCCGCTCTTGCCGGTAGCCGCCGCCATCTCCCGGTCATCCATCTTAGGTTTCGATCTCCGGGGCATAGTCCTCGCCGCGCACGTCACCCTGGCGCCCCGAATTGAATTGTTTCTTGTTGCGGTTCCTCATTCGATCTCCTTTGCGGTTTTTCTGTTTGATCGGGCGCTCCAGCGCCTCCAGCATCACGGTCTCTCGGGTGGTGCGGGTCATGGGGTTGCCTCTGCCGCGGGCGCTTTGTGAATCGGGCACGGCTTGCCGTACGTTCGTTCGTACTCGCACCCTCGGCACTCGCCGGCGGTGTCGTTGCTCCACTGGTAACCGTCTGGATCGGTGACCAATGCTTCGCCGAGCTTGCACTCGCAGTCTCGCCGGCGGCCCGGGTCGACCGGCAGGAAGAACGCCCGCCCCACGCCCGGGTGGTGATTGTCCTCCAGCGCCTCCTCCATCGAGAACGCGCGGAGAGCACGCTTGACGTCGTCGTCGGTGGCGCGTTTGCCTCTGCGGCTCACCACCATGAGCCACGTCGGGATCACGTCGTGGGAGCCGTCTGGAGCCTCCATGCCGGCGAGCTGGGAGGTGACGGTGAAGCCCGAATAGACCCAGGTCTCGACCCCTTCGCGTCCGTGCTGGGGATGGCCGGCGATGCGCTCCCAATGCGCGGGAGGGCGTTTGATCTTGAAGACCGGCGCCGTCATGCCGCCCTCTGGATCGCAGCGCCACCTAGGTTTGCGGCTACCAGCGCCGCGGCGACCTGGGGGCAGACGCTGTTACCGGCGAGCTCGGTCTGCAGCGTCTTCGTGAGCGGCTTGCCGTTGAACTCGGGCGTGATGTCGTAATCGCCCGGGAAGCCCTGGGCGGCGAAGAGCTCGTGAGGTTGGAGCATCCGCATCCCGATATCTGCGATCTGGTAGGTCTCGCCGCCAACCACGACCAGGCCGAAGCGAGCCTTGCTGGTCACCGTGTGCAGCGGGTCGAATAGGTCTTGGTTCTGCGACGTCGGCGCTGCCGCGAACCGCTCGAGCAGCGCGCGGACCTCGGCGAGGTGGCCACCGCCGCGCCCGCCGCCGGCGGTGACGGTCGGCAGCGGATCCGAGAGCGCCGCGCCGGTAGTCGTGTTGTAGAACTTCGTGATGAACGCGGCGGTCACCGCGTGGTGATCCTTGGACGTCACCGTGCCGAGCGCGCGATCGACGCCATGACCAACGACGCCGCCGTAGTGCTTCGTGATGATGGGCGCGACCAGGTGCTTGTCGTTCGTGGCGCAGACGGTCCCCAGGGGCGTTCCGAGCGGCTGGCCGCGGAAGGTGCCGGCGCCGCAACCTTCGCGGAGGCCGGCGCCAGTGATCGTCGAGTAGTGGCCGTGACGGACGATGAACGGTTCGATCACCGCGAATTCACCACGCTTCGACGGGGTCACTGTCCGCATCGGCTCTTCGATCGATCGAGGTCCGTTGCCGCCCCCGCCCCAGGTCTTCGCGGGGGCGATGAACGGCGAGATCAACGC